TCTGTTTGTGGTTTTTGTCTTCAAAGAAGATGCTTCCAGTGTGAACCGCGGACAAATCTGGCCCGATGTCCACCTTCTTCCAGAATCGTTTTGCGTCTTGCGTGCTAAGCATAGTTCGCTTGCGACTGAGAACCGTGCAGTGGGGAACGCACAAGCCAGGCCGAAGCCCATCGCAAGCGAAATCACCACTGGATTCTCAGGCCAGCGTTTCGTCGAGAATACAAACTCCTTGTCCGCTGTCAAGCGGTCTTCGGCCCAAGCGTTGGAATTTCATCCTCGCTGTAACGCCAGGCGTCGAGCGTGTGGTGCATCTCGTCAAAATCCAGGCCGAGAAACTTCACCAGTTCTTCCTGGCTGGGATCGTGGTCTGCGCGAATCAAGAAGGTGCTGAATCCCTGGTTGCCGTCGCTCTCTTCGTAGCCGTGCCGGACGACAAACAGGAATTTCTTCACTCCATTTTGATGGCTCATAGTTCAGTTGTTCTGTTGGTGAAGTTGGCGGCATTGACGTTGAACTTTTGTGGATTGCCAAACGTCACGGTGCAGCCGTCGCACTCAAAGCCGAGTGGCAGATTCTCTTTCGTCGTATCTGCCAAATGGCCTTCCGATGTGATGTTAACTTCGGTTACAAACTCGTCGGTTTCGATTTCCGAGTAGGAATTGTGCCCGCAGATGGGGCATCGCCAGTCAACAATTGCGCTCATTGATTTCCTTTCAAGCAAAGCGTCTCGCACCCAGCGCACCGAAACGAGCGGTAAGCTCGCGCGCGTTGGCGACGGCCTGCTGCCTGAGCGCGGGATCGGCGCGCAAGTCCTCTGCGGTAATTGAACCGAGAAGTGTCCGCGCTTCGGTCGCGCACCGGATCAGGTTCTCGTCGTTGAACAGCGGCCCATAGGCTGGAACCATGTCCAAGAGATCGGTCAGTCCGCCGATGAGCGTCGCGTGAATGCGAACCTTGTCCTTGGAGAGAACGTCGGTGATGTGCTGAAAGCGGCCCAATAAATCCTTCCAGAAATCCAGGCGGCCTTCCTCTCTGGCCCTTGCTACACCATCGTTATAGCGGTTCTCCTCGGTCGCAACGTGGTTCGGATTGATAAGCGCGATACGCTGCCAGGACTGGCCGTCAGCCAGCGGCATGAGATTCGTCTCGACGTTGATGCGCTCGCGACATTCGCTTTCGCTCGGAAAATCATCCGGGTCGAAGAGGCTGCCCATTCTGTGCGGGGCCGTGACGCGCCAGTCCTCATAGACCGTGAAGAACTCAGCGACGACCGCAGTGATGCCGGCCTCGAATCGCGCGCGCATCTCGGCGTATTGCGGGACGAACGCGGCGGGCAGGAGGCGCGTCGATCCCATCCACGGAATCTTAGCAAGCCGCTCATGTTCCTTCTTCCAGAGACCGTGATACGATTTGAGTTCCGACAAGGCGTCGATTGTTTCCTTGCCGTTTTTTTGTTTGAAGTAGAAGACCGACCCGGTGACGACTCCTTCCTGGGCGTGGGCCTGTTCCTCAATGTCCCGTGGTTCCTTCTCCAACTTCCGCGACTGGCGTGGAAGTCCGAATGACAACGACGCGAGCAACGCTTGTGTCCCTGTTACTGGATCGCTCATACTAACCTTTCTGTTTGGTGGTTTACTGACAGATTTATCGCGGTTCCACAAAGCCTTTTATCGGAAGATTCGTGGTGAGCCGTTCATAGTGAGATAACTTTTCCGAATGGACTGAAGGCCGCGGCAAACGCTGGAATTCTTGCTTCCTTCCCGAAGTAAAAGAACGCCTGCCAGCGCGTGTTGCCCGAAATGCGTTTGCCGTCCACGTTGGTGAATGAAATCCTGTGGTTCGTGAACGCGACCGCAGTGGATGTTTGCAGAAGCAGTTGGAAGAACCTGGTCTCAGTGGCGTTGTTCACCAGCACAATGCCAGCGGTGAAATGGCCGCTCAGAAATTCAGCCACAAACTTTTCGACAGCCGGGCGGCACAATCTGCCGTAGGGCGGGTTCATAAACACCGAACCGGCCAGCCAAGACTTCGTGAAGGCATCATCTGCTTCGGTGTGGTAATGCTTCGCCCCCACCGTCAGATTGGCCGCATCCGATGAGAATGGATCAAGATCGATTCGGCCAAGCACCATTCGAACAGCGACCAGATATTGTGGTGGCGTGAACCACGAATCGCTATCGCGCCTTCTGCTGCCTGGGCGCTTGCCGACGTAGCCCAGGCGCGCGACGTCAGCCTTGTCACCTGGCGATCCAAGTTTTCTTGCAGGTTTGTTTGTGCTCATTTGTCTTCGTCCTTTCTTGCTTCCTCTCTAGCTTCGGAAAAGCATTAGCTGCCCGGCGTTTTTTCTTCGTGCCCATGCAGCCCTGAGACCGGCGCTAACTCTTGCTTTGGATTCTGTGGAGAACACCCTTCCCTTCTGCGCCGCAATCCTTTTCGCAATGCTTTCTGGTGATTGCTTCTTTCCAAAGAATGGATGTTTTTCCCCCTTCTGTGCTGCACTCATTTTCGCCCGCTGCTCCGGCGACTTCGGCCTGCCTCTGTGATATGCGGCAAGTTTAGCAATATTTTCTGGAGATAGAGGCTTTCCTTTTTTGCCGCGAAGTGAGGCGCTAATCTTGGCGCGGTGCCCTGCCGACAATTTCCTGCCGCGCAGAGCCAAGCTTCTTTTCGCTCGCACTTCGGCCGTTGGATTCTGTGATCCCTCTCCGCCGCGTGTTCCATTTACCAATTTGCATCCTTGCTCCAAGAAAAACTCGATGTAAGCGGCCTCCCAGGATGGCCACTCGTGTTGAGGAACTTCATCGAGAATTTCCAGAATTGGTTTCATCCCGTGATTCATCACAGAACGGAGCCAGCGGGTTCGGTGATTGTTCCTTTTGTTTGCTTCAGCCAAATGATTGGCGAGCCTCGCTTTAGGATTATCCGCCTTGCCAATGTAACGGACTTCTCGGGTTAGAGGATCGAGCAACGCATAGATAAATGCTGTGCCTGTGTTTCTGAGCATTAGGCGCGTTCGCCCGGCTGATAATCCGAGGGAATGGGATTCACTCAGAAGCAAGGCACTTGCCCCGACCAGACGAACGCGAAAGTGAATTATCCAATCCCAGTTATCACACTGGTTTGAACGCACTGAGTCAGACAGAATCATGGTAGAAAGTCAATCCCCAAGGCATACCGTGCCGATTGCGCCCAGCACGACGGCGTAGAGATAGTTCATTTGATTCCTTCCTGTGCGGAGTTACCGGAGAATCCATCCTGTTTCCTTCGATTTTTGTTGCTGCGCGCGAGCGGAATCGGGCAGGCTTCGGTCATCCTGATGTCACGCTCTGGAGTATTACCTGCGGGAGCTGTGCCCTTCAAAGCATGGTGTATCGAGGAAGGGCAACGGTTGGGAATAACTCCGCATTCAGTCACCCAACGGCTCTATCGCGGGCACTACAAACACCTGCGGTTCAAGCGCCTTAACAGCCGTGTGGTGTTCGTTCTCAATCCAGGCACTCACCTGTGAATAAGTTCCGAGAACATTCTCTTGAACCGGTGCGCGTGATTCGGTAGAACAGGTGCGCTCTGAACGGACTTGGTTGCTCGTTCCGAGTTGCACTTGCGGTTCACTTCTGCCATTGTTTTATTGCGTTCGGCTGGGGCTTCGGCCTCGGCCCTGGTAGCACTCCCTCCCCATTTCGCTCGATGGGCGACCAAGGCCGAACGCAATTCTTAGCTTCCATCCATGAATGAACTCCTGCTGAGACTGCACAACCAAGCGAACGAGCACATAATCAGAGAAAAATTCTGGGATCGTGTAGAGAAAACTGAGTCTTGCTGGCTGTGGACGGGAGCAAGATCGCCGACAGGGTACGGCAATATCTACATCTTCAAATCCTACATCAGTACCCATCGACTCTCTTGGTTGATCAATTTCTGGAACATCCCAATTGGATTAGACGTATGCCATCACTGCGATAATCCACCTTGCTGTAATCCGAATCATTTGTTCCTCGGAACCGCAAAACAAAACATCCAAGACTCGATACGCAAGGGAAGATGGCTTTCCAAATCTCGCCACGCAAAAGTCACAGCCGAAAACGTGTCAGAGATGCGTCGATTATCTCTCGAAGGGCATACTCGAAAACACATTGCCAACCTGTTTGGCGTAACGCCTCAGAACATCTCCTGCATTCTGTTGGGGCAAACCTGGAACAAATAAAAACGCCTATGTACGCTAAAATCTTCCGCCAGATTTTCGATTCGAGCATTGCCGAAGACTGGCAGGTGAGGTGTGTCTTTCAGGACATGGTCGTGCTGGCCAACGAAGACGGCGTGGTTGACATGACCGCCAAAGCGATTGCTCGAACTACCAACGTTCCGCTGGAAATCGTGCAGCGCGGCATCAGTGAGCTGGAAAAGACTGACCAGCACAGCAGGTCCGGACTCGATGACGGGGCGAGAATCAAACGGTTGGATGAACATCGCGATTGGGGCTGGAGAATTGTCAACTATCACAAATACAGGCTGATCGCCAATGATGCTGAGCGTCGAGAATTAAACCGACAACGAATGGCTGACTACCGTAACAGGAGGGAAAAAAGAGACCAACTTGTTGGTTCCTGTAGTACTACAGATGCGCACACGGCCTATGCTTCTGTTGGTGGTACTCTGGAAAAGAGGGTGCAGGGAGAGAAACCATCCAGCAATGGACACAGTGAGCCTCCCGATGAAAAGGAGTTCAAGGCGTACTGCTCTATGCGTTGCATGTCAGATTCTCAAGCCTTGGCCTGCTTCGCCTACTATTCGGCGCGTCATTGGCTGGACAGGAACGGTCACGTAATGGACTGGAAGTGGCTCGTTGTTTCCTGGCTGACTCGCAATCGCGGGAAACAAGAGGAGAAAGAACAAGCGCAGAGCAGGGTATTCTGAGCTTGGCCCATGACGCTCGACGAGCGCATAGCGGCCTACGTTGATGCCTGTGACCCGGCCATCAGCGGGCAGGAGGGGCACAACAAGACGTTCTCGGTCGCCTGTAGCCTGGTCAACGGCTTCGATCTCTCAGGCTCGGCCGCATTGTTCTGGCTGAAGCGGTTCAACGAACGGTGCCAACCGCCTTGGAGCGAGCGCGACCTGGAGCACAAGATCCAGAGCGCGCAGGGTGCGACCCACGAGAAAGCTCGTGGCCATTTGATCGGCAATGGGCCTGCCCACCGCGGGCATTCATCCTGGAACGGCGGTTCCAACCAGAATTCCGCGCCGTCACCAAAGCGCACGCCGACCGAGCACGCAACTTGGTGGTTGTCAGGCAAAAGCATTGGGCAAGAGGAGTTCGTTGCGTCCAGCCAGTTGGCGATCCCGGCGCCGCCGGGCGACGCGCTGATTGCCTTCCTCGAAATGCTCTATGACGGCCAGGACAATCTCAACGCGGTGTGGTCATTCATCCTGGAGGATGGCAAAGCTCGGCCATGCGGTCCTGGCCAGACCAAAAGCCGCGACCAATGGACCCGCTACGTTCAGGAACAAGGCATTCCGCAATCTCTCGCGGGCGTTTGGTTGCGGCCTAACCCATGCCAGCCTGCCGGCAGCGGTAAAGACGGGGCGGTGACAGACTCGGACGTTGTCGCGCACCGGTTCGTCCTGTTGGAAAGCGATTCAATTCCATTGGACATCCAGCTCGCCCTGTTCGCCGGCTGGAAACTGCTGCCAATCGTTGCGGTAATCCTTTCTGGTGGCAAATCTGCCCACGCTTGGGTCCGGTTAGACGCCGGCAACTCGAAGGAGTATTCGGAGACTGTCCGGCGCCTGCTAACGGCGCTTGCGCCATTCGGCATTGATCCCAAGAACAAGAACCCGTCGCGCTTGTCCCGGATGCCATCAGCCCAGCGCACTTATGGCGCTGAGGATTCTGGACTGCAACAGCTTCTCTGGCTCAACCCAGGCAAAGGCAAGCTCTCATCGCAGGACTTGGCGTATTTCGAGGAGTCCTTGGAGCTTCCGCGCTTGGAAGAGAAGCCATTCCGGCGGATCGTCAACGACGCATTAGCCCGATACGAATACCTGAGCGAGCACAAGAACGAACTCGGTGTCCCGACCGGCATTGCAGACTTCGACAGGGACACCGGCGGATTGCACCCGGGCCAGATGACGGTGATCGCCGCGGAGACCGGCGCCGGCAAAAGCTCAATCGCAATCAGCATCGCCAACGCCGCGCTCAAAGCGAACAAGCACGTCTGCCTGTTCACCCTCGAAATGGACAATGACGAGATTGCCGATCTCCTGTTCGCAATGCGCGCCCAAGTTCAACGCAGCCACTTCAACACAGGCGAGTTCACGCCGGAAGAAATGCAGCGGATCGTCTCGGAGGCGCATCCACTACGCAACGCGCCGTTCTGGACCTATGACGAATCGGTGATGAACGTCGCCCAGATGCGCGCAAGGGTCCTGCAACTCAAGCGCGACGGTCGGATTGACTTGGCCATCGTGGACTACGCCCAAATCGTTCTGCCAAAGAACGGCCAGACGCCGAGGGAACAGCAGGTTGCGGAGATCGCGCGGGACATACGCGCTCTGGCCAAGGACGTCCGCATCCCGATCATTGTCCTGTCCCAACTCAATGACGAAGGCCGATTGCGCGAGTCCCGAGTGATTTCGCACGAGGCACACTCGGTCATCGTTCTGGTCAACAAGGAAGCTGAGAACCAAGTCATCTTCGATGTTCGCAAAGGACGGCGCATCCGAAAGAAAGAGTATCCGTTGTTCTACGACCCGGCCACTTGCCTCTTTGCCAGCGCCGCCAAAATAAGCCAAGACGACGTTCCGCCGGAAACCAGCCGGAACTATTGGAATATATGAGCGATTCCACTTCTGCCGGACACCGATCCGGTTGGCGAGCCGGACCTTGTCAGGGCGCCCGGTCGAAAGTCGGCATCGTGAAATGCCATTTGCCGCATGAGCACGACGCTTGCAGGTCTCTGAGCGAGTGCACTATCAATCTGTGAATCATGCCGCTTCTCTCCTTTCAGGTTTCATCCGAATTCATATATTCACTGAAAGCTCTCCTTCTCTCCGCCGTCGCTTCGTCCAGGTCGTGCCTCAACCAGGCCATTTCCGCTGGACACGCCTGCCGCCCGTCCGCCTCAGCCAGCGCCCGGTCAGCTTCACGTTGCCGTTGCTTGGCGAGTTCGTAGGTCTCCTTCGCTGTCATGGGATGGGTTTGATCTCCTCCGTTTCCGGCCAGCCGTTCGCTGGCTTTGCCGTCCGCCTGCTACGCAATGCCCTTTGGACTTCCGAACCTGCGGCCCGGCGAATTCAGACGCCTTAAATCGAATCCTCGTGAGTTTGGGTGAAAGTCACCAGGCCGTAACGTTACTGCTTCGGCACCCACCGCCACCGCGCCCGTTGCCCGATCGTGTTCTTCAGCCGGTGTTTACCCACCGGCCGCGCCGTCTGGTGTGCCCAGGCATTGCCCCAATCGCCTGCCTTTCTGGCCATGCGACGGCGAAACTCCCGCATCCCAGCTTGGCTTCTCAGATTCAGTTTGCCCAGCGGAATTGCCGCCAGACGCGCTCGTTTTGCTGTGTTCATAGGTCTTTCTATTTGTCCGAGTGATGTTGCATTGAAGCGCGTGCGATTGACTCTCGCAAAGCGATTGAAATAAGGCGTTCCCGTGCGTTCAGGACTTCTCCAGCAGCTTCCCTTCTGGACAGTTCTTCGTCAGCAAGCCGGCAAACGGCAATGAGATTCGGCAATGGTCCGGTGTATGGCGCCCAAGTCCCGATGGCTGCGCAATAGCCACGAACCAGGCCGTAGCTGGAACCTATCCCGCCGTGCCCGGTGTCGACGTCCAGCCGCTCTGTCAGAGCGCGAATTATCTCAGCGTTTTGGTTCATAAATCTTCGCCATCCGGTCGCAGCACAGCGCCGCGATTTCATGCGTCAAGGCTTCCGCCAGGTCGCGTTCCGCCAACTCCGTTAGTCCATGCCGTTCCATCAGACAGGCATTGTTCAGGGCGTGATCCGCGCTGGCCAGGTGTCGCAGCGCCGCTTCCAGGGCCAGGTCTTGTGTCATGGTGTCCTCCGTTTCATTTCTGTGGAACAAAATGTTCCACAGCCACTTTTCCTTTCAGGGTTTGCCATTTCGCTCCAATGTCCAGCCAATCACCTGGACTGGCCGGACATGGGAACAAAAAGAGCGCAGCCCCGTTTCCAGGACTGCGCCCTATTCGCTTCATTCTATTACGCTGCCACGTTCTCCGGTGCGACCGGCGGTGCAATGCTGATCGTCGGCATTGCTTCTGCAACCGATACCAACGGTTTGATTTTCGACTTGCGCGGCTTGGCTGGTGCCACTGGTGGCGTTGGTGCTTGGGCCAACGGGTTAACTCTGTCCGCCTTCGGCGCTTCCGGTGTTGCCGGCGCTTTGTCCGCGATTGCTGCGGCCGTGGTCTCAACTTTCGCCACAGTTGGCGCCTTAATCGCGTGTTCAAAGCCATGCTTTGAAGTCATCACTTGCGCGCCAGTCTTTTTGCTGGTACGAATGCTCAGTCCCAACGATACCGGCTTCCCGTGTGACAATGCGTCGGTTGCGGCGAACCTGAGAACTTTGTGCCACACGTCTCGAACTTCCGTATTGAACCATTTCTGGTTTTCCTTATCGTTCGTTCGTCCCGCGATTTTCAACGCGGTCTGAATTTTGTGCAGACGCTTGGTGCCCCTGCCACGGAGCAATGCGCTATCGATACTGGCGGTGATTATCTTTCCCGTATCATCTTTGCCGACTGGAAACAGATACAGTTCGTCACCGTAATTGATGACTGCCGTTGCCCGACCCTCTTCAACAATGCCAGGAAAGTTCACCAGCAAAGTTGCTGGCAAGACTTCCGGCGTTGGCGTTGGCGTTGGCGCCGTAGGCGTGGACGTTGCGTTGGCGTTTTCCGCTTGGTTTTGTGTTTCGTTCATAACTGACTTGCAGTCACTCCTTTAACCGTTGTACCGCAGGGATTGTGTCTGCCAAAGGACTGCGGGCAACCCTATCGGCCATCGGTCAAAGCCGTTGGTCGGCAGGGAAAGTATGAAGTCAGAATGAAGCTAGTTGTGTCACTGGTGTTTGGTTATCTGCCAGTAACCGTTTTACGTGCAAGGTGATTCGTAGCTTAGTCGAGTGAATAAATCGACTCGGTTCACTGGCTTGCGCCAGTCCGCTCTTATTGTGCCTTGTCCACGCGCGAGTAAGTTCCTCTCGCGTCTCTCAACTCACAAGTCCGCCGCTTGCCATCGCGCCTTTGATGCCTTAATCCAAGGGCTTACAGACTTGTCAGCCTGCCGTCAATCAGTTCTCGGGGAGAGGGTCAAACCTGTCGGTTGTATCGCGCCAGCTATCCACAGCTAGAGCATGTCCAGCTAATCACGCCAGCAACCGACTTTCCACGTCGAGGGTTAAGCCCTACGTACGCGCTCGCCTACGGTTAGCTCGCATTGCTCCATGACGGCCCAAGCCGCCACGCGCATCGCGTCTGTCCAACCGAAGATTGACCTTGCCATTCGCCGGTCAAGTCGCGGTCCAGGATAATTCTCCCAGGGAGGGAGATTGCGCCAGTGATGCCAGCCAGTAGCGTATCCCGGCAGGACATTGCATCCCGCCGCGCTAGGAACGATCAGCGTTGCTGTCACGCTACGTCCTCGGCTCGCTACCACGCTCACCGCTCGCATGGTGCATCCATCCGCTTCGCTTGCCCGTCGCAAGTTCAGCCGTTTCGCCCGTGGAGGAACGAGTCGCCTCACGTACTCACGGGGCAGGGCTCGTATTCCACCGATCACCGATCCACCGACCAAAACGCCCCTGCAACTTGGCGGAAAGGCGTACACGTAACGCTGTAATGTTTTCCGACACCAAAACGCCAAATAGTGTAAAAAAGGGCGTCAGTTAGACCGTCTGCATGAGAGTACAACCGCGCAAACTACCCCTATTTACGAGTGTAAAATTATTCGTATCCATAATGGCTTGAGACACTTACGGGTCAATGCTAGACCAGTGTGTAAACGCTGCTTGCGAAAGTGCCCCCCCCTGGAGAGCGGGGCGCGGCTGGCACTGCGTGGCGCGGAATAGGGGTGTCTCTGCGCGACTCAGAGCGACTTGGCGGAGGTTACTTATGGAGACAGAGTTCCCTGGGAATAGACGCGAGAATCCCCCCTGCAATTCTGCGTTGCCGCAGCACCAAAAACGCTTCAGAGGGCGACGTTGTGCCCGGACTACGCTGGCGTGGAGTCCGTTATCCGCAAATAGAGCGGAAGAATGAGCGTTTGGTGGGCAGATCCGCTGGAGAAACAGCGCGGTAAACTGCCGCCGTGGGTCTTAACCTGTTCCCTATTGGGGGACCGCAGAGTAAACGTGCGGAACCTTACGGGCCTTGAGTGAGTCGTGGTGTTGATTAACGTGTGGCGTACTGCTTGTGAGCATTTCCGCTCTAACACGCCAGGAGCCGTAGGGGCAACGTCTATCCTGGGGAGAAATTGTGGAGAAGTCTGCACGCGGTTTAGTAATCTTCGATGATGCCATCTGGCGATCATCAATTTCTCGCGGAGCTTTTGGCCTTTTATTTGCCGAGTAGTGGAATGAGAACAGAACGCCAACGTGTGCCGCCCGTCATGGCCATGACAAGGTTGCATTGCCGACTGCGCCGAAGGCGACGTAATTGATCGGCTCATAACTTGGGCTTAAGGCGCCACCTCGATCCCAAGGAATCATCGGAGAAGGCGTTCTGAAAGTGAACTGTGGACAAGGGAGCGACCGTGGGAGAGTTTGCAGATAACCCACGATCTTCGGCCCGCAGAAAGTGACGATTTCTGAGCATGGTTTTGCTCGCCGTTGAATTTCTGAGGATCGGCGCGGAAGAAGGAGACCCGGCCACGTCAAGCAAAACCAAGGCCAGAGTAAACCGAAACGCCAGAAATTCAAGAGGAAAGTTGCACACCCCCAAACCCATGTCAACCGGTAATTTTCAGGGAGATGATTTTGGGGCTGTAGCGGCGCCGATGATTTCCTCGATTTTCAGCGAGTTGGGCAATGGCTTTGGCAAGGGCTTCCTCGTTGACCTCGTTGGTATTCATGGATGTTCGGGCTTCCGTTTCGTAGCGCACGCCTTTTGGACCTCGCGCTCAAGATCGGTGACGACGTAATCGTAGAAACCGAGCAGCCAGGATTGATCGCGCGGCGGGAGTTTGGCGGCGATGCGATAGAACCGGCGTTCGCGGGCGCAGAGGAGGCACTGGCAGAAGTGGTGAGAGGAGGAACCGGGGCCGAACGCGGGATCGAACGATTCGTGGGAGGCTTTCATGGTGCTGGTGGTGTGAGCTTGCGGACTTGCTCGCGCATTTTCTTGCCGGGGATGAATTGGACAACGGCGCGGGCGGGGATGCGGACATCGATCTCCGGGGCGTTTGGGTTGCGGCCTACCCTTGGTTTGCGGACCTTGACTTTGAACACGCCGAAGTTGCGGAGTTCGGTTATGCGGCCGGCGGCCGCGTTTTCTGCGATGTGTTCGAGGAGTTTATCCACGATCTCCCCCACGTCAAGTTCGTCCAGACCGGTTTGGGCAGTGGCACGCACGACAATGTCGAGTTTGGTGAGGGATGTGGTCATTGAAACTGTGGGATTGGGCGGTAGTGGTTCGTGAGCTGCCGCCATTCCTGCAAAAGCACGTTGAATTCCGGCATTCCGAGTTCAGCGGCAAAACGCTGGTAGTCCGCCGGATGGCTTTGGCATCTCCGCAGGTAAATCGGCGGACGGCCGGGGTAATGCCCCGAGAACTCCGGCATCCTCGCGACATGCCCGGCCAGCGTCACGTCGCTGATGAAAGAAAACAAAGCCTCCACCAGTGTATCATGACGCGACCTTCGGCTGTTGACGCGTTCCTCGTACAGTTCCTTGAGCGTGGAGGGGCGCAATTTCCATGTCCGGACACAGAGCAGACAGCTCAAAGTCGTCAAGTTGGCAAAAAACCGGCTCTCGGCGAGTTTTATACTGCCCGGGTGTATCCGCGCGGGCAGCGCCATCCAAATCTCAGGGTCGGAGAAGTAACGCTCGATGATTTCCCGCGCTGCAACTTCGCAGAGCAGGAAGCGCTGGCTGATTTTGATTGCCACGTCGGCCTTTTCGGACTCGGCGAATGCCAGCGCGTTGCAGCAGCATGCTGCATCTCCCGCAAAATGCCCCCTCGGGCCTCCAACGATGTGGTGGACGTTCATCTCTTCGGCAATGTCTCGGATTTCAACCGATTTTTCGCTCCAATCATCGCTCACCAGTATCTTCACGTCCTCTCCGAACACCTTGCGCAGGGCAAGTACGTTGAGACGCACAAAATCTGGAAGATTGTAACTTCCCAGGGTGATTGCAAATGTCATCGGTGAAGCTTCGGAGTAAACTGCGATTATTCCGAATGTGGCATCGATTGCAACTTGAAATTTGACAAGGAATCTTCAAGCGCTTCCCTTACGGGACGCAGTATGATCCCGGCAGCCTTCAATTTTTCGCCGCTTAATACGCAATTACTGCGCGGAGCCAACGCGATTGATTCGTATAGCTTGTTTTCCGTGACCCACATGTCGTAAGCCCGCGCGGGCTGCAATATCTCCCGGATTCGTCCGACGATCCAGCGGTTCGTCGCCGTGCCGGGATTCGTCACGTTATAGATTCCTGGCGCTGCTTTCTTCTCCCAGAGATCCACGCAAGCACCCACGCAGTCGCCAAGGTGGCTCATGGAGTTCTCCGGGCTGTCGTATATGACCCGGTAGGCGAGCAGCTTTGAAATCAGGTTCTTCGCGTTGTCCGCTTCCGAAAACGGCATTCGGATTCGCCAAATGTAAGAACGCCCGATCCCAGCGATGGCTTCTTCGCCCAGGGACTTGCTTCCGCTATAAAACGAACAGGGCGGGTTGCGGAACGAAAAGTTCGGAGTGTCATCCTCCGAAAATCCTTCCGGCGGCTGATGGCAGTGCGCGGAATCGTAGATACATCCGCTGGACACATGGCCCCACGGAATGCCCAGCGCCGCGCACGCGCACGCCACGGTGCTCGGCAGAACCACGTTTGCAAGAATAGCGTCGGCCTTGCGTTTTTCGCAGGCATCAACATTCGGCAATGGGGAAAACCCAGCCGCATTGATCAGGAATGTTACCCTGTTCGCGTCGAGGAATGTGCGAAGAGTTTTAAAATCCGCGTAGTCCGTGGTCGAACGCGAAAGCTGTTTAAACCCAAGCGATCTGGATGTTAATTCCGAGGCAAATGCCGCGGCGACATATCCAGTTCCCAGAAGCGCTATCATCATTTCAATTTTGGCGTAAACAAAGCGCGCTCTATGGTCCAATGCAATCTAGTTGGTCCAGGACCAAGCACGATCCATCTTGTATATCGAGTCCCCGGTGATATTGGTTTTGTAGGCATAACGGTCACATCGTTGTGTTCAGTGGCGGCGTTCGGCATCGCGTGTCGAACGCTGCCGCGACCTTAGCCGATTCCGGAATGAACGCAATGTCAGATTTGCAGGAAACAACAGCGCCCCGGAAAATCTCCGTCCGGCGCGATGGCGATACCGAACTCTGGGTGGTCTCGGGCAGACTTGAGGACGGCTTCGCCTGGTCGCTGCCTATATACGTACATCCTTTCCGCAGCGAAGACGGAGAACGCTGGTTCCGCGTCAAGCGCGCCGGCAGCTACACCGCTTCCCAGTACCGGTGTCTCAAACCGGTCATCGACTCTTTCGATCATTGCCCGAATGACCAGAACGCATGGTGGTTCAGCGACGCGAGCCTGCTCAAGTTCGCCCGCAAACATCCGGGGATAAACCGCGAAACGACCATCGTTTGGCCAGGATACGAACCGCCCAAGATCGACCGCGGCGACGTCGATAACGACGAAGAAGACCTGCAGCTCGAACCGGAACCCGGCTTCTCCGCGCTGGAATCGGAGTTCCTGAAGCGCGTCCACGGTCTGCTGGGTTCGATCGCCTGGGAGGAACTCAAAATAATCTGGCTCGCCGTCCGCAAGGAGGCGAAGAAATTCCTCGTCACCGACCGCCGCGTTCTCGACCTGGGCTTCGCGCGGATCATCGCAATGCCTTATCGACAAAACTGGAAAGAAGCGCTCACCGTCCGGTTCAGCGCGCTCATCTCCGCATTCCGAAAACCTCCAGGCGAACGGCAGGAGGCATTGACCGAAGCCGGAGTGTACAAGGCACTGGCTTCCGCAAAACTCCTGGCCATCGATGCCAAACATCGCTTCGTCCGTTGGACCTTGGAAACCCTGCCCTCCCGTGAGCTGGAACAATCCTTGGAGGAACAGGAATTCGCCCGGTTGCAGAAGATCGGCCACGCCGCCTACGCGAACCACATCCTGGGTGCCATGTCCAAACGCCTCAAATACACCCTGGAAATCCTGCGGCACTACTCGGGTGCCGTATCTGTTCCGGCCGGTGCAATTTGCGAAGGGAAAACTTTCGGCTCCGTTACTTTGATTCCGGCAACCGACCCGGGCCGCGTCCGCCCGGGCAAAGGTATCTGTGAAAGTCTTGAGCTTTCACCGGAAACCGCCTTTAACCGCTTCTCCGATGAAGCTCCGCCGAAACCGGAGAAGGAAGAAGCGCCTCCGGAACTCCCGAATTTCCTCAAAAACATCCGCTCATTCCGCGCGCTCGTCGAGAACGGCGAACTGTCCGAGACCCGACGGAAACGCGACGGCGGCGTGATTATCGACCTCGACACTTCTCCAGAAGATTTGCCGGAGAAGAATCGAAACGGCCACTAAAAAGGCACTTCTCCGGATTTCAAATCCGAGTATGGACTTTGTGGAGATAGCCAGGGATGAATCAGAGCGTGGCAATCATCGCAGATTTTGACGATGTTCAGATGCCAATTGCTGCCTCCATGCTGAATTTGAATGACGTGGTGATTGACCAGCATTCGCGGTTCAGCACAAGCCCAGCAATGCCCGAAAATGGCTTCGTGGGGTCTGCGCTGGTGAGCGGCACGGCGCATTGAAGCGGTGTCGAATGCCCCGGTCTTTACTTTTCTCAAGGACCACCTTTTGAGCAGAGACAACCGCTCAGCCGGATCGGATGAAACCAGTTTCAATTCCCGATCCAACCGCTTTACAAGTCTGATTCGACGTTTCCGAAATTTGAAGCCTTTCCTTCTTGCTTTGCGTTCCTGTGCTTTGGTCATAAGTCCACGCCGGAAGTTGTAGTACGGCAGAACCAAGGATGATTCCGCCAACTTGCCGGCGTGGAAAATTTGCGTGCCGTACTACGGGCTTCCGAACGCAACCAGCAAAACTGAAACTCTGGAGTTTGTCAATCCCAACCGTTCGATCCTCCGAGAGTTTTTTTTGCGAAACAGGGTTCGGACGAAAAAACTGCCAGCATGGGCGCGTGGCACCCACACCCGATATGCTCGAACCGCTTCGGGTCAATCCCCGGCGGCACGGCGGGTCGGCATTGGTGAAGTTCCGGGTTATAGATGGGGCATTTGATGCACGTCCGCATCCGCTTGCGCCAGCGCCGCCGGTTAGCTCGCCAGTGAGGCAATCCCTTCAGCGCGACCCACGACATCTCAAGCAGTAGCTTCCACAACGGGGATGACTTGCGCTCAAGATTCAAAACTTGCGTCCATTCCCGAAACCGCGCACGTTTGAATCCGAAGATGAGCATGGCCGAAGTTATCACATCCAGGCGCGAGCTTGAAGTAATCGAACCATCGGGCGTCCCCGAAAAGCCAAAGCCGGTCTCACCGGGCAGGCTCAACCGCGCGGCCAGAGAACTGAATCTGCTAAAGGTGTCCGCCCGCGGGTTGTCCAACGTCGCGGCCATCGGCCAGTTCCTCGACCAGATTGGCATCTTGCGATACGGTACTGGGAAATTGCTTGGAAGTGCGGAGATGGTCTGCGAAGCCGCCGCGCGCTGCGCCGAACTGGCCGGCAGAGATGACCTCGACGATGAAACCAAGCAGGGCTACCTGGACCTTCAATTGCGATTCCTCAGTGCCCTGGACAAAAACGTGGAACTCCAAATGGAGATCAGCGGCCAGACCGCTGGCAAGCAGGCAGGCCCCGCCGCGTTGCCGTCCAAACCGTTTCTGCCGGGCGCGCAGATCAGCCCGATCAACATCCAAATCAACGCGCAGTCCGTGGAGAAAAAAGAACTCAAGGAGGCCAAATGACAGTCGTTGACGTGAACCACTTCTTGTATGCCCAGGGACCCGCCGGTCCATTCACCGCCCCGGCCGGGCCGTCCGCCAGCTCCGGCTCCGTCATCACCGGCGCGTTCGCCGATCCGAACGGGAACGTGACGCCGTCCGATCCCAGTCTGGCCGCGTGGTACTATCAGGAGGGAGCCGTTCCGAATTGGTGGTCGTGGAATGTGACCAGCCAGGCGTGGAACCAACAAGCAGGATAAAAATGAAAATCTTTCTCTGCCTCCTCCTGTGCTGCCTGTCCGCCATTGGGCAACCGTTCAAATTGAACTACTTCACCACGAACAGCACGCCTCACCCCACGTTGTCTGATTTTGTCAGTTCTCAGTTCAGCACCAACGGCAACAAGGTGTCTATCTTGAATGGAGCCACAGTTAGCAACTTGAACGTCAATGGACTCGCGGCTGATCCGGTTTCTGCCATCACTGTCAGTGCGACGTATCTCAAACTGGGCGGATTGACGAACGTGGTGACAATGGCTGTTGGTGGTGTCCTGACGCTGGACGGCAATCCAATCGCGGCAGGAGGCACAAATACGACGAACACGGTCATCAACGCCACGACGGTCAACGTCACGTCGAACGTATTCAACATCGGCAAGGGCGGCCATTTGCAGATTTCCAGCAACCTGACCGTCCTCCAGATCGGCCCGAGCAAGATTGTGCGCACGGACGGCAACACGAACCTGGCGGCAACGACCATCGGCCCCGGGCTGGCGTTTGATGGCACGACGTTAAGCGCAACGGGAGGTGGCACGACCGTCTCAGTCAACGCGACGAACGTTACGACACCGAACATCCAGGACACGGCTTCCGTGACGTGGGGTGTGAACGGAAGCAACATCACCGCGACTGCGGTAAGCAGTTTTGTTGGCATTTACCGCGATCAATCCATCGAAGCCGGGGCGATGTTCGGCGGGCCAACTGCGGCAACAGCGGGTGCCTACACCAACAGCGTAAACGACACGCTTTCGGATTCCTGGATTTTCGCTGATGCCGCAACACAAAGCGCGCGGTTCGCACTGACACTTCCTGATGTGTGGAATGTCGGCACCGTAACGCTCAAGCTCTATGTGACCTGTGACAATACCAACGTGGCAACGACCACAAACCTGGTGTGGGGTGTCAAGGCTGGTTCATTGGCTCCTGGTGAAGCATTGACCAATGCTGTATTCGGCACGCAGGTTTTCGTCACCAATGGACTGAGCACTGCCGGGAACGTCCTGCAGATGTTCCTTTCTCCAGCCATCACAATAGGCGGTTCTCCGGCGAGGGGAGACTCCATCTGGTTCGACGTGTCACGACAAGGCGGTAACTCATCGGACACCTGGACGAACACTCCCGTTCGGCTGCTCAAAGCCCGCCTGCAATGGCTCGAATCCTCAACGGCTCCGTCCTTATGGTAACGCGCCGCAACTTCATTAAGAGTGGATTGATTTTTGTGCCCGCCTACGCCCACGGGCAACTCGCCACGGTTCCGAATCGCAGGGCGGAGTTTACACTCTCCGGACAAGCCTGGGCTGCGGCGGTTGTTAGACTTGGAGGTGCTCTCCCATCTCTGGCCACCATAAAAGCAATCAGCACCTTCTATGACAATTTAATCGCGGCGGGACTTCGGGACAAGTTCTATTCCCTGAACTGTATTGTTCCCGATTCTCTGACGGCTGCGCTGGTTCCAATAATTTACACACTATCCGGCAGTGGGACAGGCTATGAACTGTGGGTTAACCACAACTTTGTCAGTGGTGATCTTACAGTCAACGGATTAAAGGGTGATGGAATTTCCAAATATCTCGATACAGGTATTATTCCACCTGGGACAACACCCAGCACTGATTTTGGAATGACCATTGTCTCTCCTGATTCTGCCAGCAATGGAGGGGTAACTGAAAGCGAGTTTGGTTCCATCAATACAGCGAACAGCAACAACAACACGGTATTTTATCTGAATAACGGCGGCAATAGCTATGTTGAATCGTGCGGTTTCGGAAGTGGTTGGAATATACAGGTGACACCGCAGCCAGGCAATGGTTACTACTCAGCAAATCGTCTTTCGACAACTGATTTCAAACTGTATTTTGCAAACCAAGCTACTCCTCATGCTCAAGTTGGTAGTGCTACTACGGCTACTGGAAACGCACTTAACTCTATACTGTATGCTTTCGCTGTTCGGAATACGGCTACCGGACTTGCTCATTCTTACAGTGCAAAGCGGATGTCATTCATAGCCGCTCACGCTGGGTTTACCTCTGCTGAGTCAGCAGCTTTTTACTCCCTGATCGCGACACTGCGAACCAGCCTAGGCGGAGGAAATCCATGAAACGCCGCTACCAAGAGTTCCTGATCCGGGTGCTGGTGGGTTTTCTTTCTATCGTAGCGCGAGTGTTCCGGCGATGGTGATATGTGCCGTGAGGATCACCGTGAAACCAAGCGCGGCTGGAAAGTGTTCTTCGGCCTGCTCATCTGGCTGTTGGTAATGGGGCTGGTCTGGAAGTTCTGGCCGGAATGAAAAACAGGCAAGAGGGTCCGCGTCCATCCACGCGGCTGGCACTCTTGCCCGCAACAGAAACGTAAGCTGCGCGGACTCCCCCTTAAACACGCAGCCAATGTCTTGTCAGCATGGGACGGGCCAGTCTGAAACGCCCCGTAAATTAACTGGATTGCAGGTTGCCTCCGTCTCGTTTCCCGCCAAACTTGTCTCATGTCGAACACGACGCTCTTGCTCAAGCGAAGCGCGAAGCATGTCCGGTTTTACAGTCCGGTGATTCTGCGCGGGACGCTCTGGGTCGGCGCGGCAGCCTTGGGCGTGATGGTCACGACCCTGCATGAGTGGAAGGTGCATGAAAACGACATCACCCCACTGGACGTTCGATTGCTTTGGGTGTCCGTCAGTTGGGCAGCCATAACCGCGTGGCTCACGTACCTCGATAAGACAGTGGCGCATTTTGGAGACGAGAAAAAGAAACGGGACGAGACCGATGCGTTCGTCAAATCTCAGATCGAAAAAGAATGCCACCTTCGATGAAAAAACCACTACGCACTTTGTTTTTAGAAGACGATCCGGACGATGCCGAGATGGTAGGTGCCAAACTTGCAGGTCTTGTTGACCTCACGGTTTGCAACTCGGCAAGCAAGTTATTGGCAGCCCTGAAACAGCAATGGGACATCGTTCTTGTGGATCAGAAACTGCCCGGCATTGACGGCACTGAAGCCATTCGGATGGTCAAAAAATCACAACCGGAAACGCCCGTCATTCTGGTGACTGGCAGCATCGGGGACCATGAAGCGGCTGTTGCAGCGATGAAAGCTGGCGCGTCGGACTACATCCTGAAAGACCGGATAGAGCGGCTACGGATGGCAGTGGAACACGCCCACGAAAACCATAAGCGGATATTGGAAAAAAACTTAAACCAGAGGCTCGAACTGCTGGGCGAGTTGTCCGCCGGCCTGGCGCACGACATCAACAACATTCTGGGGGTTATCCTGAGCGGGATTGACATGGTCCGCCGGCGAATAGTCCCGCAGGACGAGCGTATTTTGGATATGATGGAGGGCGCGTCCAAACGGGGCGCGGAAATACTCCAACAGATGCTCGCCTTTGCCCGAGGCAACGAGGGTGGCGCATTCCACGTCGTCGCGGCAGAGTTCCTGATGACGGAGATCAGCCAGATGTTGCGCGGGACATTCCCCGTCAACGTGCGCGTGAAAGTAGAGACCGCAATCGGCACAGCGCAGGTCCGGTGCGATGCGGCTCAGATCAACGCCGCGCTCCTGAATCTCTGCATCAACGCCCGCGACGCAATGCCCAACGGCGGGCAGTTGACGATCACGACTCAAAACGTTTCGTTGCACTCCGACGCAGAGCTTGGATTGGATGGCAAATACGTCTGCGTCAGCGTCCGGGATACGGGCGTTGGGATTTCTGACGCGGCTTTGCCACTGATTTTCCAGCCGTTCTTCACCACCAAGCCAAAGGGCAAGGGAACTGGACTCGGTTTGTCGATGGTGAAATCCCTCATCGAAGCCCACGGTGGCGGCGTGACGGTCCAGAGCGATCCGCACGGATCGACATTTAACATCTACCTGCCGGTCGCGACGGCTGTGGACGCCCAGGAGTTCGACGGTGACGGGAAACTGGTCCTGCTCGTGGACGACGAACCGGTCTTGAGAACGTGGATGCGTTTATTTATGGAATCGGCGAACTACCGTGTTGTCGAGGCGGCGAGTGGCCCGGAGGCGTTGTCGGCATTCCTAAAGCATGAGGGGATCGCTGTTCTGGTAAGCGACATCGGCCTGCCTTTGATGGACGGCTATGAACTGGCGAAAGCACTGCGGGAATTGGAACCCGCGTTGCCGGTGCTGTTCGTGACGGGGCTTGCCAGTGGAGGCCGGGCGCACGGACCGGACACATCGCTGCAAAAACCCTTCAGTAGTGCCCTATTGCTTGAAGAGCTGCGGCGTATTCTTATTCTGAATCCGTGAACGTCAAAGCCATGCACGACACGCAGAGCCGCGAGAACGTGCTGCGGCACAGCGGGAAGTTATTGGCTATCCTGATGCTGCGCCCGACCGTTTACCGTCGCCGCCGCGCGGCCAAAGCCGGATTGACTTCAAACAACCAGCAAGCGCACACTTGATCCATGAATCGATTCCTGAATCCGTTGACGGTGGCGATCGGCTTATGGACGGTGTGTGTCCTGACGTTCGTGGGCTGCGGCGGGTGTGCGGCTGGGAAGGGCACGTACTCGCCGCCAACCGGAACCAACACGACGGGAGTTTATGACGCATCGGCTCCGGGCGATCCTTTAGTCATAAGCGTGGAGAGTATCCGTGAAACGGCTCTTGGCCTTTTCGATGCGGCGATGCGGCTCGAAAAACAAAACCAGGATTCTCTGATGCGGCTCAATCCAAAAATCCATGTCGCCGTTGAACAAATCCGGCGCGATGGACCGAAGGCGCTCAACGCGCTCACGGACAGCAAAACCGCTTATCAGAAGAGCCGAAGCGCGGCTGATGCGACGACGCTTCGGAACGCACTGGCCGCTTTGCAATCGCTGGTCAACAGCGCGATAACAAACCTCGCAGAGATTGCCGCCGCAACGAAAGGAACCCCATGACACCAGCAGAAATCGCATTAGCTCTTCAAACTCTTGAGTGGCTTGCAGGGGCGATACCGAAGTGGATCAGTCAGGCGAAAGCACGCGGGGAATTGAGCGAGACTGAGGAAGCGGAATTTCAGCGCCGGCAGAAAGACGTATTCTCACAGCCATACGCGAAGCCCGACGTGTGATTTCTTACCGTGCAATCGGCGGTTTCAGGCTGAACGAACGACACACGACAGCAGTTGCCAAAGAGCCGATTCGCCGCGCGACGTGCGAACGGGTGACACGGTAAGAAAATGGATGAGCCAACTTACTTAGGTCTCACCGAGGCGGAAGTGCGTGCGCTCAGGAATCGAGTTTATGAGCAGAAATGCAGCGACCAAATCTGGTATCATATTCGCCAACTCTGGCTGCAACCAGGCGAAGTCGCGTTTCTAAAAGCTCACGATTTTGCGCTCAACCCGACGAAGTCGGTGTGATTTGCATCAGCGCACTGGCAACCAAAATGGCCGGGCGGTCCATCGGACGGCGGACGATGGCGCTGATGCAATTTACTTTCCGCGCGCGGGCTGGGTTAAGCAGGCGGTTCCTGTGCGGAGTCGGTGGGCAACCGTTTCGTTTTCGCTCGCCGGCTTCAACGGCTAACGGACTTACGACACCGCCTGTCTGGCGCCCTTGTGGGCAAACCGCGCGCGGGATTTTTTAGGACGGCCTTGCGCCATTCTTCGTTCGTCGTGAAGCGGAACACGGAGTCGGGTGCGGGCTTGGGCTTGGGCGCGGTCAGGTCCATAATTTTAGAGTCGGAGCGACACCAGCCCATCGACTCGGCCGATGCTTTGCGTGTTGCTCCAAGTCTCCGCTAACTCGTTTACAAGCTCAGACGAGAGCGCATAACTCAAGGAATCGAAGACGTGGATCATCCCCGTGCCGCGGTCAACCGGTTCCATCTTCGTCTTCCCAGCCTTGAGCGATCCCAGCATTTTGATCGTCTCGGTGCAGCGCGCGGAAACGAACAACCGGTTCTGAAAGAGGAGCCGACGCACGAGATCGACCCTCTTAAATACGCTTCCGCGCGACTTTGGGGCACCGCTCAAAAAAAACTTCCCGTCCGACGCCATCGCGACAACGGTGTGATCGAACCCGCCCAATGCCGCGCGGAAAGTGTTGAAGGCCGATGTGTCGCTCCAATGCCGGGCCTCCACCGCTTTGTCGTGGCAGTTCTCCCGAATGTACTTCATCCAGAATTCCCAGCGTTCGAGCATCACTTCCACGAAATCTTCAATCGTGATCATCACCCCGACTGACACCGCCTCGTCCAGCACGTTGAACACGCTGTTCTTGTCCCCGGGCGCTCCGATCCGTTCGATGATGTGCGCGCTGTGGTTCTTCGACGTGCCAATGTCCCAGCCCGTCACCAGCGCCGCGCAGGTCTCCGTCGGCAAAATCACTTCCCAGTCGCCCTCCTCGAATGCCGATGCGTTCCCAAGAACGTGCGTGTCGCCCATGAAGACGTCGCTGAATAATCCTTCCTCCGTCCGCGTCGTCCACTTGCCGTAACAGTAACGGTTCCGCCGATCCTCGTCGTGCGCGTAGCGGGCGAAGATTTCGTTGCGCTCCGATTCAGTAAGCCAGACGTTGTCCGACAAATCGAAAGACACGACTTGAAATTTTTTCTGATAGTCAGGAAAAGGATGGTCTTCGGCGAGGCGTTCGGTGTAGAACAATTTGTACGCCCAAAATTTTTCTCCCTCATCGGCCGGATTTGTGTCCGAAATCCAGAGATGCGCGTCCTCGCGCAAATGAGGCATCCTTAGTCGTTCAGTGGTCGTATCAAAGACGATCCTGCTCTTGAAATTCGACAACTCACTGAACCAAAAGCAAGAAAAACGCGCCGATTTAATCACGCTTTCAATATCGCCATCGAAATCAAGTGAGCGAAGTTGAATCTCTGATTCACCGCCGTACATGTTGCTCAATCGAAGGTGATGCAGGCGTGTCGAGCCATCCACCTTCGGTCCCTTCGTAATCCGCATCCCCATGTTGGCCTTGAGCCAGATTGGAAGAACCAGTTCGACGAGGTCAGACCAAACACCGCCAGCAAACGCTGACTTCACGGTGCGCGCGAAGATGCCGATTCGTGCGCTCTCCGTCTCCCACGCGTGTCTAAGGATGCGATGGGCACATGCAATGGTTTTCCCGCTGCGCACGGGACCGCTAGCGAGAATAAATTTGAAGTACGAGTTGAACAGGAACGCCTGTTTCGGGGCGAGGTCGGGGCACCAAGTTCCTGTTGCTGGATCAATCACGAGTGGTTTGAGCTTGTCATCAGAAGCGATGGTGTGAACAATCACGGCGGATGCTGGACGCGACTCCGGCATCCGCCGCTAACAAAACGTTGAAACCTGAAAGACCAACGCATGTCTGCCATAGAACCTATCGCTAAAAAGGACGCCCCGACAACTTTTATCTATGCTCTGGTTGATCCGCGAACGCGGGAAATTCGGTACATCGGAAAAACCGACAAACCTGCGGCTAGACTTGGACTGCACATCAGAACGAGCGCATCCGAAAATACCTACAGAGCGCGTTGGATTCGATCCCTCGTCGCGAAAGGATTGCGTCCAATTCTTCAAATCATCGACAAGGTTTGTGTCCATGATTGGCAGGCGGCAGAAGCTGCCTATATCATATTCTTCAGGGAAGAAGGGTGTGATCTGACGAATGCAACTCCCGGAGGCGAGGGGCTTGGCTCCGGAGAAGACAATCCACTATTTGGAAAGCCGCGCACACCAGAAATGCGATCCAGGATTCGCGCAAAGTTGATGGGGCATAGTGTCACCCCGGAGACTATAGCTAAACTGAGCGTGGCGAGAAAAGGGAAGCCCGGAAATCCGATGCGTCCACGTGTTCGAGAACTTCTAAGAAAAATAAACCTTGGCAGAAAAATGTCAGACACGGCCCGGGAAAACATGAGGATAGCTGGAAAGAACAGAAAGCCGCCTTCTGATGAGACTCGCGCCAGAATGAGCATCGCAAACAAGGGCGATAAGAACGGGTTCTTTGGCAAAAAGCACGGCCCGGAAACCGTCGCAAAAATGCGAGCAGCGAAATTGGGAAGAACTCTTTCCGCTGAGACTCGCGCCAAACTTGTCATCTCTCAGCGACAGAGACGCCAGTGCGAAGCTCGCATCAGGCATCTAGAATCTCATTGACGCCCATCGTGAACGGTAGGACGTTCGCGGCATGGCCGATCTTGGCTACACCGACAAAGAATCGCCGATGACGTTGCCGGAAGGCGAGAGTGCTGAGAAGAAAGAGTGGTTCCCCGATCTGACGTTGCGCGACGGGAACGTTGCCAAGGTCAAGGGCGACCACGAATGCGAGCTGGATGATGTTTACACCGCTACCGTGCGGCTCCGGGTGAAGGGCATGTCGGTCGACGAATATGGCGAACGTCTGGAATTCGACGTTCTGAGCATGGACGACTTCGCCCCGGCTGATGGCGGGGCCGAGGATGACGAAGACGCTGAAGAGGAACCCGCCGAAGAAGCGCCGAAGAAACCGTCGAAGGCCCTCCGGTATTCCTGATGCCGCGCCGGAACATTCTCGTCAAAATCCAGCGGCAGGGACCGAAAGAAGATTACACCTACGCCTTCGTCATTGCCGGGAAGAACCTGAAGCTCAAGAGCAGCGCGAACGGGACGGTGTACAGCCTGTGCGACATTGTCGAAACCCTGCCGCAAACGATTGATTGCCACGGAATCACGAGGCCGGTAATTTGCGTCATCAAACTCTACGCGAAAGTCGCTGAACGCGATCTCAAAAAGCAGAATGACAACCGGCGTTACCAGGCACTGCTCAAGGGCAAGATGATTCTAAGCGAATGAGTCTCGACCCCCAAGTTCTTAAAGCTCACGGCGTGACCGTCGAAGCCTTGAAAAAGAAGTTCACGCAAGACGAGGCGGCGTTGGCCAAGGACGAAAAGACCAGGGCGCTCATCAACCTGATCAAGTCCAGGATCGGCGAAGGAATCAGTAAAAGTCTGCGCGAGAGCCGGCACTGGTGGGCAATCGATCAAGCATTCGACGCACCTTTTAAACAAATTTCTCCGACTCTCGCGAAATCCCTTCTGTCCGCCAAGATGGACGATGCCGGCGTCCTGAAGGCATCCCAAGACTGGGGGTTGACCCATCTGATCAGGGAACAGACCGACGCGCACGGGAAGGTCACGAAGACAATCGACCTGCCGGCCTTCTTCGAGGTGACGGTTCCGGTGGCCAAGGCGTATGCGATCATCCGGAGTGCCACGATCTTCAATCAGCGGAACGTGTATCCCACGTTCAAGTACGAACCGGCCCGGCTTACGCTGAAGAACAAAACGCGCTGCGAAATCATCACCGACCGGGTCCAAGGAATGACCAGTCAATACGGGTACGTCTCGATCATGCGCCAGGCGATTCTGAACAAGAACATCTACGGCACCTGCCTGATGTTCCCGGCCGAATGCTGGCACACCGAGAAGCAAATCCATGAGGGCAAGGACGGCAAAGAGGAAACCAAAGTCGTCAAGGAAGGGCTTCGATACAATCTGCCGCATCCGTCCCGGGTCGCGTGGGATCTCAATTATCGGCTGGGCACATTCAACACCGACACCGGTTGTTCCTGGGGTTTCTACTGGCAGGTCCAGCGGTATGGCGACGTGAAGGACAACGACGCCTATTGGAACACGGACAGGATCACCTACGGCACGGATTGGATGACGCACAGCCCGACGTTCTTCTCGACGCTGTACCCGTGCGTCTGCAAGTTCCCGAATCAAGCGAACCGCACGCCGAATGCAACGAGCGGTAACACTGGCAATGCGCCGACCGCTGGGGCCGGGGCGATGGACCGGGAATCCGCCGCCGGGTTCTATGCCGCCGAAGAGACCGACAAGGCCGTCACGATGACCCAGCTTTTCATGAAGTTGGTCCCCGAGAAATACGGCTTTGGAGATTATCCGCACCCGGTCTGGTTCCGGTTCGTGGTCGTCAACGAATCCACGGTCATCTACGCCGAGCCGCTGGCGTACAACCCGGTGGTTTACCGGGGATACGACGCGCACGAGGAACGGGAATTGAACTCGTCATTAGTCCTTGAAACCCTGCCGTTCCAGGATCACATCGGCAATCTCATCTCGCAGCAAATTCTTACGATCAAACAGAACCTGATCGCCGCGGCATTCGTCAACGAGGACGCTGTCGGCAAGGGCACGATGGACAAGCTCAAGAACCTGGGGCAAAAGCTCTACGTCGAGATGAGCTTCATTCCGTTCTCGGCAAAATCAGCAGCGTTCGCCGGCAAGGACATCAAGGAAGCGTTCATCCCGGTAAGTTTCCCGCGCCTGGACACGACGGCGATCCTGAACGGCATCCGGACGCTCCTGGATATGATGGAACGCATCCTGGTCATGTCATCGCAGGAGATCGGCGCGGCGGCGGCGCACGAACAGACCGCCGAGGAAACGCGGGTCATCCAGAGTTCGACATCCAACCGGCTCAACTTCACCGCGTCCTACGACGATGACGCGGACCTGGCCTGGAAGAAGCAGCTTTACGACGCGCTCATGGCCTACGGCGAAGACGAGATGTACGCCCAGATTGAAACGGTCGTTGCCGAAGACGTGAAGAAGACCCTGGAAGATTTGGGGTTCACGGTCGAAGAAGAAGGTGACGCCGGCAAGAACACGAAGACTCTGGTGAAGGGATCGAAGACGGCGCTGCTCTATGAGAGCTTTTCCAGCACGCGGGATTCAGGGGACCGCATCAACAACGTGGCGATTGCCAATGCGATGGTGCAATTGCTCCAGGTGGTTTTTTCAAACCCGCTGATCTTCCAAGCCATCGGCCCGGCGCAGTCTGTGAAGCTCATCAATCAGGTGGTCGCGCTCGGGGGTTTCTTCAAGGAATTCAAGCTGGAAACCATGCCCGGCGCGAGCGCGGAAGAGCAGAATGCCAAAGCCCAGGAAGAAGTCGGTGGCATGTTAGCCCAACTCAAGACCGTGCTCGAAAAGGAAATGCAAGAAACTGTAGGGGCAGCGACGCAGCCATTGGCGCAAGGACTCCAACAAATCGCGCAACAGGTCCAGGAACTCGGCAAGGCCGCGCAGATGAGCGGGCAGGCCATTCCGCAGCTCGCGGAGCAGATGGCTCAACTCGGCCAAGCCATTCCGCAAATGCAGGCCGGAGTGCAGAAGGCATTTGAAGGCATCGGCCAACACGACGCTGAGCAGGACCAAGCGATCCAGAAGCTCATGCAGGTGCTCCAAGTCGCCATGCAGGGCGCACAGCCGCCGCCACAACCGCAGCCAGTAGCTCAGCCAATGGTGCCAGCGTGAAACGCCATCTCGCCTACCTCCGATACGTGGTCAAACACAAGCTGTACGTCGGCCTGGCTTGTTTGCGCTACGGCCTCTGGTGGCGTGCAATCAAGCATGACTGGCAGAAGTTTTTACCGCGAGAGTGGTTTCCATACGCCCAATCGTTCTACAACGAGGATGGCAGCAGGCGGGACTGGAAGACGCGCGATTCTGTCGAGACCAATCAATTCGATGACGCATGGAATCATCACCAGAAATCCTGTGATCACCACTGGCAGCATTTCCTTCTTGTGACCGACTCCGATGAACCGCGCCACAGACCGCTCATGATGCCGGTCATTTGCATTAGAGAGATGGTCGCTGATTGGGTCGGGGCTGGACGCGCGATCACCGGCAAGATTGAAGTCTGCGATTGGTATGCGAAGAACAAGGACAAGATATTGCTGCATCCGTCCAACCGGCTGATTGTGGAAGATTTACTGAAAGATTGGGAAACCGGAGAATACAGGAACGAATCCACCCGCGAACGGATTCGCGTGCTAGGCTACTGAGATGAACCTGATCGAACTGGAACCCGCCCGCGTCAACGCGCTGAACAACTGGTTCCTCAAACCCGAAGCCGGCGACCTGCTCACCTGCCTTGAGAAGCGGGCGAAGATGGCAATGGTGGAATCCATCGAACTCCGGACTAAGGCCAAGGCCGACAACGACAATCCGAACTATGCCGCCGCTGCCGAGGAAAAGCTCAGCGAAGCGGCCGAGTTCGAGACCACCGTGAAGGTGCTGAAAAGCTTCTTCCCTGACGGGCCGTTCATCAATAGGATCGAGTTGTGAACCGATTCTTATTCCTGAAAAACATCTTGGCGTTTCTCGGAATCGCGTCGGTTCCACGGCCAAAGCCGTCGCCAACACTGGTCGATGACGCTGACATCATCGCGATTTCCGATTGCGGCTTCATCACGAATGGCGGGATATACATTGGCATCAAGGAAGACAGCCCTTCGGCCAACCGGATCAAAGCTTTGCTGAAGAACGCACCGCCATTTGATAAATCTGTTTGCTGGATGAATCACTGATGAATGTGAAGCAATGATCGCGGCAAAAATCGAATTTGGCTTATGCAAAGTCGAGCCGTCCAGTTTCTATGATTTGCTGATGTCTCGGAAAGCCGCATGACCTATGCCAGAAATCGCTAATCCTCCAGCAAACGCGCCCGCCCAAGACCTAGGGAAAACCCCTACGCTGCTCGAATCCCTCGCCGGCCAGATGGACATGTCCGACGCGCCGGTCATCAAAGGCCGTGAACTGCCGCCCATCGCGGAGGATGACGGAAAGAAGCCGGAGAAAAAGGAGAAGGCGGAGGAACCCCCGAAGCCCGAAGAGAAGCCGGAAGAAAAGAAGTCCCGGGAGGAACGCGAAGCCGCCGAGCAGGAAGCGTTCAAGAAAGCCGGGGAAGGCATTGCCGAGAAGTTGTTCAAATCTCGCAAACCCAAGGAGGAAAAGCCAGCAGAGAAAACAGCGGAGAAACCAGCAGAAGAAACGGCATTGGTCAAACCGAAGGTTGACGACAAAACAAGTTCACCCCGAGCACGAGCGCGGGGTGCGGATCGAAACGAGATCACCGAGCGCGCCGCGGCTGCCGCTGCCGAGGCCGCGACCAATGCCGTTTCCAAAATGCTCAGGCAGGAAGCCTCGCCCGCCGTCGTCAAGCCTACAGACCCACGTGAAGCCCTTTCCTCCGCCGAACGCCGGCAATTCGACGTTTATCAGGAACTCGAAGCCTCGCAGCCCGACCGTTACAAGGGCGTAACGTCCAAATATCTGAAGTCGCTCACCGACATCCAAGAGTACACGAAGACCTGGGCGAAGGAGAATCCGGGCCAGAAATTCAATCCCGACGCCGAGGAACACAACGAATTCTTCGCGCGGATCGAACCGGAAGTGGACGAAGACGATTGGGTGGATGCCAAGGTGAATCTGCGCGCACGCGACATCTCCGCGCAAGCGGTGAAGCCGATGAACGAAAAGCTTCAACAGATGGAGAAAGACCGTGCCCGGGCGAATCTGGAACCGTTCGTTCGACAGAAGCAGCTCGAATCCGTCGGGATGTTGCTCAATGAATTCGATCCCGAAGTCGCCGCTGAACTCAACAAACCCGATGGCGCGAAGGCTCTGGCCGAGAAAGACCCGATCACAGCCGGCATCCTGAACCACACCGCCGGGGTGTTGTTCGCCCTGAGCGCTGAGATCGTCCGGCTCCACGACCCGAACGCCGGTGTTGAATTCGACGCGCGCAACGGCGCCCACAAAGAGATCGCCGATTTCATCCTCGAACAGGAACAGCGCATTGCCCGGATGCCTGCCGAGGATCGCGCGCGCGACGGGAAACGGTTCATCGGCCGACTAGCTTACCGGAACCTGCCTGCCGATGAAAAGCCCGGCTACTGGTTCCTCGATCAGGACGACATCATCAATCTGCTCGCGCAGAAATACGCGCATCAGGCCAAAAAAATCCGCGATACTGAGGTCGAAAAGTTCAATGCAACCGCCGAACGGCTCGGTTACAAGAAGATCGACGCGGCCAAATCGGCACCCGGCAAAGATGATAAGAAGCCGGTTACACCCGCAAAAACAAAGGAGACAATCGTTTCCCCGGAGGCCACGTCAAAAGCCAGCGTGAAAACAGCCACCGGAACCGATGGTAAACCGGCCCCAGGCGAAGCAGATGTTATTTTGGGGCGGCTCTTTCAAACCGTAAGGTCATAAGGCCAAATCGTTGCGGCAATGACGCCGTCGATTTGCTCCTGATGACCCTATGGCAATCGCGGCAAACATTTTCTCAACCTCCACCGGCGGGCGTTGTCTCCCGGCAATCGGCACGTCCCTGTCCTCCTGCGGAACACTGACCAAGTGCTCAATCGTTACCGCGACCCCTTCTGTCCTTGCCACCATCTTCACCGATGGCGAAGGGAACTTCCGCGACATGAGTTCGCTGCTCGCCACGCAACTCGAACTCAAGATGTGCGGTTCCAGGGTCAACGGCCTCTACGACCTGCTTATGGCCAACGCCAAGCCGATGGGCAAGCTGGTCTCCAAGCAGGCCATCCGCGGTTCTTATGACGAAATCCAGCCATTCATCCTGGCCAGCCAGAAATCCATCATCAACGCCGAATACTGGGAGGTCGTCAATTCCATCGGCAACACCACGACGGCCACCTTCTTCGTCATCAACCGCAATAACATCGAACTGGATCCGCAATGGTTCGTTGTTGGCAACTACGTCTATATCGCCTCGCGCACTGCCGGCGGCTCTTCCGCCCGTACCGCATGGGAAGTCACCCAATGCGTTGCCACCACAAACTCAGGTCTCAATGTCCTGGCCATCACGTGCACAGGGCGCAGCGGGGCTTCCTACAACGCCATCAATACCACGGCGCTGCCGACCCGCGGCGTCCTGGTCCGCGGCACAAACAACATCAATGATTTCGAGCAATGGTGCCATAACCGGCCGGCGCTCAACCCGAACAAACGCGTGCCGTTCTGGATCCAAACCTCCCGATTCACGCTCTGTTCCGACCAGCTTTATGAGGAAACTTTCGCCCGCCTCGTCAAGAACAACGAATACTTCCGCATCTTCGGCGACGTCCCTCTGGCTGAACGGAACCGCCAACTGGGTGAAATCGCCCAACGCGAATGGCTCAATTCCTTCTTCTGGAATCCGCGCCTCAACTCGAACCAGACCCTACAGCTTTACCGTTCGCTTCCTCAAATCTCCACCTATGCCAGTGGCGATCTCTATCTCCCAGGCTCCGAAGGCAGGTGCGTAGGGTTCAGGGCAAATGCGATTGGGGTGTACGAGCAGTTGCAGGAATGCGGGTCCGTTGTGGATTTACAGGGACAAAAAATCAATTTGATCGAACTGATGGATCGGATTTATCAGCTCGTCCGAATCCGCGATGCACAGGGTTCAAGCATGGACACCCACTCGATTGATGTCCTCACGGATTCAACGACCGCGTATCAAATCGAACTTGCGTTCATCGCGTATTTCAATGCGCAGTACGGCGGTACAGTACGTGTCAATGTTACACCTGGTGAGATGTCTGAATTGGGGCTGAAATGGAACTCATACCGTTTGCTCTGGCCGCAGGGTGTGACGCTCAACGTCATCACTCACTGGTATTTTGACGACCTCGCGGCGGCGGCAACAACCGCAGGTATGGAAGGTAGCGGCAAGTTCCTCTGGTTTTTGGACTGGCCGAACATCTACCCGGGAATCATCGCATCGAACCGCAAGCAGTTTACCAGCGGGGCGCTCGCGGACTTGGCGCGCATCGACGAGTCGTTCGCGTGCGTCATGGAAAGGCCGACCAGCACCGTCACGCTCAACTCGACGACATGGACCGCCGTCGTTGATTGTCCTCAGTCATCGTTGGTGTTGGAAAATTTTGCGTCCGTCGTGCCTGGCACGACCGCAAAAGTTGGAGTCTATACGGATTTGTACGAACCGTACTGATTCTGGCTCGAATGATTTCACAGCCCAGCTTTACGGCTGGGCTTTTTTGTGGCGCTTATGCGAAAATATAACTTGCCAAGACCGCTTTTGGTTTATATGTTCTGGCAAATGCTATGCGCTCAAAAAACAAACACGCAGTTGCCCTTGGAAGACTCGGCGGGAAAATCGGAGGACTCTCGCGGTCAGCCAAAAAAATCCGAGCCGTCAGGCGAAATGGGAAACTCGGAGGGCGTCCGAAAAAAACCGTGGCGTGAGTACTACGCGCGTAACCGGGACCGGATGCGGAGCTACCACCGCAAGCGTTATCACGCCAATAAGAAAAGGCACAAGGAGAACGTGGAGCGTTGGAAGGCGAAGAACATTGAGCGTGTGCGTGAGAACAACCGAGTCAAGCAACTGGCCAGAAATGCGCTAAGAAGCCCCGAAGAAAAGAGAGCCATCGCTCGCAAATATCGGGAAGGTGCCTTGCGTAGAAACCCGAACTTCGACAAGGAGAACCACCAGAAGTCATGGGCGAATCCAGAGTATCGCGCAAAAGTTTTAGCGGCTTGCAAGGTGTATCGGAAAAAGAACCGCAAGAAAATCAGCAAGTATCAGAGCAAATGGCTGATTAAGAAATACCGCACTGACCCTCATTACAAACTCGTCGCGGATTTGCGTATCAGATTGCTGTCGGCACTCAATGGCGCAAGGAAGCAGGCGCACACGATGGACCTGGTTGGGTGCGACCGCGTGGCGCTCATCAAGCATATCGAATCGCAATTCAAACCGGGAATGACTTGGAACAACAGGGCGCGCAGACCCGGCTGTTGGGTCTTGGATCATAAAGTGCCGATTGCGGCTCACAACATGGCAACTCTCGAAGGTCAGAAAGCCGCGTTCCATTTCACGAATCTCCAGCCTCTTTGGTACGAGGAAAACTTGGCGAAGTCTTCGTGGCACAATGGCAAATGGTGGAGTCGCAAAGACCACGCACAACCCGCTTGCGTCCCGACGCCCGACCCTGCACTCTCGACGCCATGAAATGGTATTTGAAGGAACTGGTTCAATCCGCGCTTTATCTTCCGAACGGGTCGAAGGCGCCGTTCGAGGACATCGGCGGCACCTACGGAATTCTGGCGACGTCTGATGGGTATTTAATCGCTGAGCTTGATCGCGCGGTGAAGACGCACACCGGCGGGGTGATACCGTTGACGGAGGCCGAGTATAATTCATGGCTGGCACAAAAAAAAACCTCTCAGTCCTCTTTGGGATCATCGCCAGTGCGGGATCGGGAGAGTCTGGGGCCAATCCCGTTTCAACAACTCCAAGCCATTCGTGCTGCGGGCGCAGCCGCCGTCGGTAGCACAGTGGTGCCCGGGCCGAACGTGATTTCATCGCCGAACCAGGCGCAGCAGCAAGCTGGGCAGCAGAGAGTTCAGCCCTTAGAGGTGCCGAGTTCATTCTCGAAGCCGCGCGTGGGTCGTATCCCGCCGGCCAAAGCTCCGAGTCCACCAGCGCCATCCGGGCCGTCACCTGCGCCATGATGATTACCTTCTCAGCTTTCAAGCGGGACATCTTCAATCTGGTGTTCCCCGAGGGCATGGCTGAACAGCGCGTACCATTGTTTCGCAATCTGGTGGTTAACTCCCTGATCCAGCTTCAAACTTACGTAGAGTCGTATCAGCTTCTGAACGTCAACTTCTACGACAAAGATCAGAGCGCGGACGACTGTGGATTATCAGTCATTCAAGGCTGTCGCGGACGCATTGGAGCGATTTATGCGTTCGAGCCTTCTTGCAGGTGCCGAAGGTATTTCTATGAATCGGCATCATTGGAAAAGTTGTCTTGCCTTTATGAACAGTGCCGATGCGCGCAGACTGGATGTGTTCCTTCGTCAGTGTTTTCCTTATCGGCCTACACCAGAGACCCCGCGTACTGCGGCTACAACATTGGAGGCAACGAAGGTTGTGCCCCACCATATTTGCCAGCGTTGCCGGAAGACGCCTGTGAATTTATCAGTTCTGAGAAATACTTTGCCGTAGGACCGGCCAATAAAATCTGGTTGTTCCCTCGCTTCCCATGCAATTGGGTGGTAGGGGTGCATTCTCGCGGAATCCGCCGTTCCTATCTCGACAACGATTATGTGTTAGATGATGACGATTTGAAGGATGCTGTCGCCTGCTACGTGGAGAGTGAAGTGGCCAGGCGGGTGGACAAGGACCAGGCGAGTGCTGACAAGCTGTACGCCGATTACCGGATGAAGGCGGGCGACATCATCTTTCGCGAGGAACAGGACTTGAAACCACGCGCAACGAGGATTTGCATCGAAGGATTGGATTTGTCGGAGCTTGTGCAGATTTACCCGGACAATCCGTATCCGGTTGGAGTCGGGGAGTCATGTGCGGTGTCATCCGGTGTGGCGCAAATCGAGAGCTTCCTGAACACGGCGCAGACGTTCGTGGCCGAATGTGCGGAAGACCTCACCGGTTCGCCGGTCGAAGTGACGATTGCAGCCGGGGCGTATTCAGCGGCGACTCAGGAAGAGGCTGACGCGCTCGCCCTCGCGGCGGCAACTGAGCAAGCGCAAGCGGCATTGGAATGCAGTGACCCATGCGTTGAACCGTATCCGGACACCATCCATTCTGTCGATGGCGCTGCTGCTTTCAATGCACTTACCGACGAATCTCCCATTGATGGCGTAATGGTCCAGGGCGTTAACTTTTGGGACAGCATCGCATCTCCGGTTATACCGGGGCATTTCGCAGCCATGCGTCTTGGACGCGGAGGTGGAGTAGGGCCGGCAGGCGGAGTTATAATTATGTTCGTGTGGCAATCAGGTGTTCAAATCCAAATCCGTTACGCCAAGAGCGACGGAAATCCAACTTGTCCCCACGGGGAATACGAGTTCAACGGTTTTGAAGACCCGCCAGCTACCCTTGTCGGAACACCACAATCGCCCATCCACGTCACGTATTCATAACCATGCCTTTCCAATTTACATGCGAGCAGTGCGGTGTTCAGTTCACCAGAGAACGCAGGCCGACCGCTCGCAAGCCAATCCGGTTCTGTAGCAAACCCTGCTGCGATGCCGGTAGGATGGATGATCTAACAGGTCGTCGGTTTGGTAAACTGACGGTCGTGAAACTGTCCGAGAAAAAAGGTCTCCATCCAGAATGGGATTGCATTTGTGATTGTGGTAAGCCAACGACAGCCAGCGCAACGAATTTGAAGCAAGGCAATACGGCATCCTGTAGCTGCTTGCAAAAAGAAAGAGCCAGTGAAGAACATAAGGTTCACGGTCTAGCCTGCACGCCAGCCGGCTACACTTGGACATCAAGAAACCAGCGTTGCTGCAATGAGAACAATCCCGCCTTCGACAGGTACGGAGGAAGGGGAATCGCAATATGCGAATTTTTGAAATCCTCGCCTGCAAATATCATCCTTCTGCTGGGTGCTAAACCGTCAAGCGAACACTCGGTTGACCGGATTGACAATGATGGCAGTTATTCGTGTGGATGTTGCGCCGATTGCTTGGCGCATCATTGGGCATTGAATGTTCGGTGGGCGACTCCACTGGAGCAGAACAGGAACAAGCGAAACAACAAAATGCTGACGATTCGCGGTGAGACAAAGTGCCTTTCTGAATGGTCTGAAGTTTTGAATTTGGACACGAGAACGATTGTCAAACGCTTCGGCAAGCCGGTAGAAAGGAGGGATTTATCCCAAGCCCTCTGAAACCCGCCGAATTCTGCGCGATAGTCCCATCGGGTACGTCATCGCTTTGCGATAGGCTTCTGCGCGTTTTTTTGCAGATGCCCAAGATGCTATGCGACTTTTTCACATGGGCACTGAATCCAGACGGCACTTTGACCGACACCTTCATCCGGGAAGTCGCCGCTCTTCCAGTCGGCATCGTCGTCTGGCAACCGACCACCGTGATTCCGAACGGCTGGCTTTATTGCGATGGCAGGGAGATTGAACGCGCGGCCTACCCACAATTGCTGGCTGTCATCGGGACAACCTTCGGCAACGGAAACGGCTCGACGACATTCAACCTTCCAGACCTCCGTGGGATGTTCCTGATGGGCAAGAACAGCACCCGGGCCATCGGCGATACCGGTGGAGAAGAAACTCATGTTCTTACAATTCCTGAGATGCCAGCGCACACGCACCTGTTCTATCCGCTCGTGGTCAAAGACGCCAATAACGGCGGCGCCAATGGATTGCAATACGGCCCGACCCAAACATTGGATACCTCTGTGACCGGGGCAGACGCGGCGCATAACAATCTTCCGCCTTTCACAGTCGGTACATTCATCATAAAGACGTGACGCGAAATGCCATCGAAATACGCTTTGGTTCCGGTAAGGCCCTTGACGGGGCTTTTTGACATCAGATCGTTGCCGGATTCAACCGGTGCCGGAAGTTTCGTCTTGGTGAAGAACATGTCGGTGCGCGCGATAGGAAAGCGATGCCGGCGCGGCGGATGGGTCAAGCTTCTCGACGGCGTCAACCAGAGCTACAACAACGAATCGTTGGCAGATCAATTATTTTCAAGCCAGCTATATTACGAAGGCTACTCGGCCTTCCTCTCGGGGGGCGGTGAATTCGATCACTACGCCTACAGCTATCATCACCCGACCGGATACAATCCTGGGTACGACATCTTCACGTCAGACTACGTGAATCACCCCGGAGACCCTTACGGAGCATTTCCGTTCGGGGTCACGGCCAACAACGCGTGCTTCGCCTATTTCTATTACGATTTTCCACCGCTCACGTACTATCGGACAATGTGCCATGAAGGCGAGTCTGGATTCGTGACCGAAGGATACCCGTATGGACCGTATGAAGGCATCTATTCACCGACTTTCGGTTACGAGTATCTGTACTGTGGCGAAGTCCCATTGGTGAGAGGCGGTTGCCGTGAGGCCATCACTTATCTGGCAGAGTTCAGGAGTCCGCGCAACTTCCGGAAGCTCATCGCGGGAACAAAGAGCCGTCTGTATTCGTTGAACGAGCGCACGGGCAACTGGCGAATTCTGGCGGACGGTCTTGGAGGAACGGTCGATGCGACGCTGGATTGCACCGGTTGTTCGCAGCGCCGGTTCCTCTCCGCGCAGATGGACAACATCCTCGTACTTTCAAACGATTTCGACCCTCCGCTCTGGTGGTATTTCGATGACTCTCCACAGCCCGGAGACGGGAGTAACTGCGATTTGTGGAGCGCGCGCCCGATCCCGGACTTGGAAGATTTGAACATCACCAAGGTCGGTTGCCTGGCCGAGTTCAAGGGGTTCATGTTCCTTGCTGACGTGGAGCAGGACGGTTCTTACTATCCGCACCGTGTCGTCTGGTCGGACTACAAGAACCCGATCTCGTTCATTCCGACAACCGATTCCCTGGCCGGCTTCCAAGACATCGGTAGCGGGGAGCGGATTCTCAGGATGGAAGTCCTTGGTGATTATCTTTACTGCTTCTCAGACCAGGCGATTCACCGCGGGTCGCTGGTTTCTTCCGGTGAAGTTTTTAATTTCGAGACGATTTATCGTGGGCCGGATGCGTGCAAATACAAGTTCTCGCTGGTGAACACGGGCGAGCAGATTTACTACCTGAGCGAGGATAAGATTCTCCTGATGACGCTGGCCGATGCGTCTCCGATTGAAGTCGGCTGGATGCGCGCGACGTCACCGGTCATCTTCGCCGGCATCGACGAGTTTGAAACGTCGTATGGCCCCCTGAACAACGATGCGTGCGACCTTGTCACGGGCGGTTACAACTCGGTGCTCAAAGAGCTTTGGTGGTCCTGGCCAACCGGTGACAACTCATGCCCGAACGTCTCGTTGGTGTTCAATCTCACCCGGCAACAGGAAGCCGCCGATCTCGTGGATCACGGCTTCTCGGCTTTTTGCATTTTTGAATCCGACCGGCTGCCGACCGTGGCGGATTGGCTGGAAGAACTTGGTGTCTGCGAACGCAATGAACTTCCGCCGACCATCAAGGAAGGCGAACCAACCGAGAGCGATGTTGAAGCAACCGCAAGCCCGACCTGCATCTGGAACGAGACCGAAGACCCGTCGCTGCCGGCGGACACGGATTCGCTGTGCGCCATCTTGGGTAATCGAACGGCTGAGGATTTTTGCAAGGGTTGCACTGGCCGAAAAATTTTCGTGATGGCAGATACCAGCGACCGATGTTTGAAACAATACGAAGATGGAATTTTCTACCGAGAGCAATTGGTCAACGGCCTCTATGTGTTTAGGGGATACGATTCTGTGATCCAAAGTGGCATGGAGGACTTGCGAGTTGATGGAGAAAAGTCGTGCCGTGAAGTCAAGGTTTCCTATCGTGCGGAGCCGCAGACTTCACCGAATCTATTGTACGGTTACATCGGCTTTGCAGCAGAGCCGAATTGCCCAAGTTGGAAACTGATGAGAAACGTTCAGCCGAATGGAGTGATTGAACAAGGTGTGGAGCTTAGATGTTTGAGTGAATTTTCCGCCGCAGAGCATCAGGCAAACATGACGAGACCCGGAATGGATGCGGCGTTTTTCACTGCGGCGAGAGGCCGCTACTTCGGATACAGACTGAAGGTGGCCGGTCTCGGTGGAGGCTGCTGCATTAGCGGTGTCGGCTTGTCGGTAGCGAAGTCTGAGTTCTAAATCTTGCAAACGCATCCTCAATAGACCACCCGCGTGACAGCAAATAATAAACCTTGTAGTACGGCATATTGAAACGCTCGCACAATTCCCCCAGACATGCAGTGACACCAGAAAAACTGAGCACGATATTGCTCGATTGATTTCTGTTCTGCGTTTTGTAAGTCGCCCAAATGCAGTTACCCGGGAAATATCCAGCCTCATTATCGACGCGTTCGATTGTGAGTCTTGGAGGGCATTCGCCCATGTCGGCAAGAAACTCCGGAAAAGAATGCCATCGCTCGCAGATCGTAACGCCATCGCCGCCATACCTGTGAAATTCTAAGCAGTTGGGGTTTTCGCATCTCTGGATCATGTTCCTCCAAGACCGATACGTTCGGCTAAGCCCACTTCGCCGGGCGTGCCCATGACTGAGATGAGCACACGGTCTGCAAGATCGCGTATACCTCCATTTTGTCCTGTGGACTGTCACGATATTTCCGCAATCACACTCGCAGATGAATGTGCGGACCGGCTTGCCCCCAGACGGACAGTGGTAATCTGGGCCATCGCGAATGATAACAAGCATTGCGTATCTCTGCCCTATGTAGGATTTTCGGTTTGGCATGGCGTTGGTCTTTCAACGTTGTGTTCAGCGGCACGGAGTCGGCTGTAACCGACCCGTGCTGCGATTATGCCTTGACCCCACCGGGAGAAAAGAAAATTGTGTTTTGATATGCCAGAAGACAGCAGACGCGCCGCCGGTCGTGCCAGGGCGAAGACTGAAGCCACGGCCAAAGCCCTGGTTGATTTCCCGAGCGGGCTTACGTTGGACTTCTCCAAGATCACAATCGCGAATCTGCCCGCGGCGAAACTGGCGCTGGAAATCCCGGAGGCGGCCGTTGAAGTGGACTTTGTCGCCGCTGAGAAAATACTGAGGTTCGACCCGGTCACGAGTCTTGGGCTACGCGCCGACTCCAACAACCCGAGCGCCAGTTTCGGCAGGGTGCTTGGCCTGGCTTCCAGCGACATCGATCAAGGACGTGCCGGCAGCATCATCGTCGTGGGCGAGATCGTGAACCCGGATTGGCGTTGGACCAAGGGTGACGCGGTGTTCTTGAACGGCACAGGACTGGCCAGCGCGCCGCCGACAAGCGGGTTTGTGCAAAGGATGGGAACGGCGTCAGGGCCGACGAAATTGGTAGTTGATTCGGGCGAGCCTGTGCTACTCTAATCAGACATGGCAATCAGGAAACCGCTTGTGCTCGTGTCGGGGGCCATACAGGCTCTTCAATCTGGAGATTCCATCGACGCACCGCAATCCGGTGGTGATGTTGTTGTGCTTGTGAACGGCGAAGCCTCTCCGGCCGTCATCGGCGCGCCGGTGTACATCAATGCCGCCGATTCGTTTCTCAAGGCAAAGGCGGACGCGCCCAGCACGTCCAAAGCGCGCGGTCTGGTAGCCGTCAGCCCTTCAATCACTAATGGCGTTTCGGGTTCGGTCATGGTGGCCGGGGTGCTTACGGCAACAACGGCGCAGTGGGATGCGGTGGTGGAATCGGGAAGTGGTGGCTTGACGTTTGGCACGGATTATTACTTGTCTCCAACGACAGCCGGAAAACTCACTGCAACCGCCCCAATCACAGTTGGGCAGAGCGTTACGCGGGTGGGCACAGCACTTTCAACGACGGAACTGATGATTGCTATTCAGCCTCCGATTCTATTGTGAGCAGCCGTGTGCCATTGGTGCTGGACGACAAAGCCGCTGTTCAGCAGTTGCAACGGCAGGACGGACTTGACCCGGACAAGACGAAGCTGACTGGCCAATCGGACTTTCAACAACTGCAACAAAACTTCCGGCTGCTCCTGTTCTCTTTGACCGAGCAAGGATTTTCTATGCCCGCCGAACTTCAAAAGGAAATGGAACAATATGCATGCTGAAGGAATTGCCAGTGAACGAAAGGTGACATCCGGTGTCACGAGCGCCTTGCGTGTCGGACCCTACTCGGAGTTGATAACGAACGATGTCGGCCACGGAAGGTATTTTGAAGCGGCCAGGTTGAACCGCATATTTACTATCGCGGCGGCACCGACTGGAGTAGCGCCAGCAGCGGCAAACGTTTCGCCGATACCAGTGACGACGGGTCAACCGTTTGTCGGAATCTTCAACCCGGTTGGGAGCGGTCAGGCGGCGGTCATTTTGCTGGCAGGCTTTAGCGCGGTGAATGTTGTCACGACGCAAACGGCCTCCATCATCTGCTGGAACTACATCCCTTCACCTGCTGGCATCACTGCGGCGGGTGGCGCTGGTGCGGCGTCTGGACTTCTGACAACGCCTGCCGCAAGCTCAATGCGCACGTTCGTCAACACCGTGCCAACTGGGGCACCCGCCTTCACCTATCTGCGGCCGCTCTACGCCAATTCCCAGATGACGACCGCGCCGGCTGTTGCACAAGCCGTCACCGCCTATGTGACGGAAGAAACCGCTGGAAGTATCATCGTCCCGCCGGGGGCCGCGCTCGGACTCGCCGCACACGCCGCGTCAGCTACGCTCTACGCTTGCTTTATGAGCTGGATAGAGGTGGATTGGCCATTGTAATGATCTGTGGCCACCGCCGCTGACATTGCACGGATTTCGAGAAGGAGCGAGGCTCTGAAAAGTCTGTCGCTCGGTCCCGCACCGCAGATTGACGCCTCGAAATTCTCGCGTTTTCCGGAAATGCAACTGGCCGTTGAAGCGTTCAACGAAGCCTCACGCCTTCGGGATGAGCGGCTGAAAAACTTGTTGAGCGAGGCGTTGCTGGCGGCACGAGATGTTCCACCATGAGCCAGTTAGATTCAAAATACGAATGTGTGCTGAATCGTCCGCCAGGGCCGCGTGTTGACTATAATACCGTGCATATGGTCAAGAACCGAATCGGAGCACGAGGCTTGGAGATAAAGTGCAATTGGCGGTACTGGGGCATCTCGATCTCTTGGGGGGACACGAACGTTTTCAGATTGGCTGAGGATAGAAAGAGTGAGGTTTGCGTTGCCTGGTTCGTTGGTTGTCACATCGGCCCGCTGTTCTTCATCTACGCGTGGCCGAAGCGCGCCTAAAAAACCCTTTGCATCGCACGGTGTTGAGGCGTAAAGATGCGCCATGCCGGGTCAATCAATCCCGGGCGCCATAGCCGGTGCCTTCAGAACCGATAAGCCGGACGTCCGCTGGAGCACCATCGATCCCGCGCGACAGGCGCGTCTGGGCAGCATCTGGTCCGAGTACGACACGTCCGCTTCACCCGCCAATAATGCAAACTACCTGGCGGCTTACGCAGCGAACATGCCGCAAGCTCAGAATATTTCCAAAGGCAACCTCGGTTTTCTGAATCAGTACGCGACTGGCGCGTATGATCCGACGAAATCCTATGGTGACATCCTGAAGATGAATCAGGACGCTCTTGGAAGTTTTCTCATCAACCCGGCATTGGCGGATCTCACGCGGCAACGGAAGGAACAACAGGCCAGGGCGGGTTATGGCGGGCAGGGCGGCGGGACATACGACGCTTTGCTCCAAGGGAGAATTCAGCAGCAACTCGCATCTCAAGCGGTGCCAAATCTTCTTGGGTCAACGAATCAGGCGTATCAAACTGCCGGGCAACTTGGCCAAGAGAACTTTTTGAATCGGATGAACGTGATTGGCTCAGGCGAACAATATCGTCAGTTGGATACCCCGGCGATGCGTTACCTCGAACCGACTCGATTGGCTCGGTCGGATGTACAGGCGAACTTGGGGAACCTCGGGGCCATCGCTACACAGGAGGACAAAAACCGGGCGTACTACCGGCAACCGGGACTCGCCGAAAGAATCGGGCGTGGATTCAATGAGGTGCAGGGAGGAATCGTCAGTGAGGCAAACGATGCCTTGAGCCTTTACGAACGCGCCTATGGCAGCGGTTTCCTTGGGGGTGCGGGCGTTACCGGTGGAGGCCAACCAGGATCATCAGGAGCGGGTTCATGGGCTTCTGCGGGAAGCGACCTTGGGAAATCGCGATTGGCACAGCAAGGAGGTCGAGGCGGTGGCGGTGGCGGTGGCGGTGGCGGAAACCAACAACAAATCATGCAGCTCATCCAGATGCTCATGAAGATGTACGGCGGTGGCCAAGGCGGTGGAAGCTCACCCTATGATGGCTCGGCTTACGGTTGGGGCAATTACCAACCGAATTCGGCACAGGAGGATTTCAATTATCAGTTTGGTGGCGGTGACTGAGCAATGGCTTACTTCGACATCCAACCTTTTGCCTCGACGAATCCGGCAGTCGGCCAGCTATTCGCCAGTGAATTCGCGCAGAGAGCGGCACAACGTCAGACGGACCAGCAAGCCGCTGCGAATGAGATCGCGCGCCAGCAAATAATGGCCCAGAGCCAATTGGCCCAGGCCCAGCTTCGCGGTCAGCAGCAGAGCCAGGATCAGGCCAATTTGTTCCGGATGCAGCAGCTCACATCGCAGGAGAAAGCTGAAGAGGCGCGAAACAAAATCCTTCAACAACAGGCCGACACGGATAAGGCGGCGAGGGTTCCGCGCACCGACTTGGAAGCGGAGCGCCGGAAATCTGAAATCATCGACGCCAATGCCGCTGCCATTAACGACGCTCAGAGGGCCAACGCGCTGTATCAGATTGAAGTGAACAAGAGGGTGGCTGACGCCAAAGCTGCTGGACATTTATTCACATGGGAAAAAAGTTTTGATGACCCTAACCATCCGGTTCGACAAAAGATCAATCGAGACGCGTTTGACGCCGTCTATCTGGGTTTGAAATCCGAGAAGGGCACTGCGCAATCACTGATTCCGGACCCGGACACATTCACGTTCAAGCCGGTGCAGTACGATGAGACTGGCAAGGCCATCGTGCCGCCGAAGCCAACTTTGAAGCCTCCCGGCGATCCATCGAATCCGGGCGCCGCCGCCCTGGATGCGACTCCCAACGTTGCTCCTCCCGATGCCGCGGCAAATCCTGCCGCGCTGGGGCCAATGTCTCCGGAAGCTCAAGCCATCACGGCAGTCGGCCAGCCGATTGTGGACAAGGTTCTGAGTTCAGCAGCGGACATGTTCGGTATCAAAGCGCCGGTGACTGCGCCAGTCGCGCCGACAGCCACGCTTGGAACTCCGTCTGTGCGGCGATTGCTCGGTTCAACCACTGTGTTGCTCACTCCTGAAGATGATGCGGTGTTGCAACGGCAGTTGATTGCTATTCCAGCGGAGCAACGCCCGGCTGCCTACAAAGCCATCATCGGGCAATTGCTACAGAGCAGGCGCGCGGTTCTGCCTACACCGCAGCCGACCGACCCATTGGACTTCCGCAGCCTGATGAACTAAGTGTGCGATGCCTGATGCTGACATCCTTGACCTCGATGCGATTGGCCGCGCTGCTGGTGCGGTAGCAGATTCTCCACAGCCCGCCCCACCTCTGGACCTCGACGCCATCGGGCGCAGTGTTTCTGCCGACGACCTGATTGCCAGAGAAACGCGGAAGGCATCGTTACGTTCCGAAATGGCTGGTGCTGGAACCGTAGGCGATGTTGCAGACGTTGTCTCACGCTTTGACCCACTCGGCACCTTCTTTCGCGGTCTGCGGGCAACTGGGAACGTTCTGGCGGGTGCTGGCGAGGATGTCTTGTCCGGGAAACCAGGATGGGAAAACGTCAACAGTGCGCTAACCACATATCAGCCGACGCCATACGAACAGGAATTGGCCAAGGACAGGGGCGTTGCGGCAGGACTAAAAAGCGGTGTCATTGGAATGGTGAAAACCGCTCCGACCCTCGCAGCAGCGGCAGCGATTACGGCCGTAACCAAATTGCCTCCAGCGTTTGTTTATCCTCCGATCTTCGCAGGAGAAACGTATGAAGCCACCGGAGACCCCTACCAAGCCGTCAAGAGCGGGACGCTTGGCGCTTTATATCTGGGCGTCGGACAGGTCGTGAAACCGATTGCCGCTGGTCTCATCAACCGTTTTGGATTGGTGAACAATCCGACGGCACAGAAGGCGATTGAAACGACGGTTGACCAGGCATTGCTCCAGGCAGTCGGGCAGGTGTTGAATCTGCCGGAGTACACGCACATGACGCCAGAGGAACGCAATCGGGCAATTGCCGAATCGTTCAGTGCCAATGCGGTCTTTGCCTTGCCACGCGTCCTTGGCTACGCAGCCGGGCATCCGAGCGAGTATGAAGGAGCGATTCGGCAGGAGGCCGGAAGGCTCACGGATTATTTCGCCCAGCAACGGGAGCAGGAATACGCCGCAACGCCAGAAGGCGTCCGGGAAGAAAGAATCTATCGGCGCGCCCGGCTCCTTGCCGCCCAGTCCGCCGCGGAGCAGGGGATTCCGGTCGAGGTCAAGCCAGAGCCGGCACCAATCCCTGAGCCGCCCGTCGAGGAAATCGAACCATTCGGAACAGTCCGCCAATTTCGAGTCACGCGGCAGTTCGTCAATCCAGCCGACGAAGGCGTTTACAAAGTTGACGACATCATCACCGAACCGCAGTTGTTGAAGGCGGGAATTGAAGTTCCAAAACCAAAGGAGGTTCCAAGTGCCATTCCGATCAAAAGCGCAGATGAGACTGTTGTTCAGCCAACACCCGGAGGTAGCGAAACGGTGGGTGCGGGAATACGGAAAGCCCCCGAAGAACCTGCCGGAACGGGTCAAGCCGAAGTCAAAGCAGCGGATGCGGAGACTGGCGGCGAAAAAGTAGTGGCTGTAGCGGTTAGAACTCCAACAGGGGAGATATACACTGGCCCGTTGCATCCTCTTATTCTGAGTGAGATTGGCGGAATAACCGAACAAGGCAAAGCCAAGCCGGGGTTTGAGAATGGATTTCTTACGGATAAAGGACGTTTTGTTAACAGAGACGAGGCTTACCGTATTAGCGGAATTCGCGAAGGTTCAGTTATAGCGTCTGGTGGTACTGGAGTGGTAAACATCCCACCGGAAGCGCCCAGAGCAACGAAATTTGTTGAACCTGCTGGAGCGAGGATAACCCTCCGCAACAACATCGCCGCCGACCTTCCGGAGTTCACCCTTGAGGCCATCAACCGCCGCTTGCCCGAACCGCGTACAGGGCGCACCTTCCCAGCCAGCGTCATCTACGATCCGAAGCAGAAGGGTTTTCTGCTCATCAAAGGACCGGCGCAGCGCGCTACTTACAAGATTCCGCTGGCAGAGATTCCGCACGAGATCGTCAAAGGTGGCATCAACGTTGACAAGGCGACGGTTCTGGCCTTCCTGAGCGATAAGGCGAAGCGGCAGGCTGCGATTGTCGATGACCGCAACGTGACGCATTACGCGCCGGAGGACATCGACCTCATTGTTAAACCATTCGGCAGACCTGCGACCGGGGCAGGGACGCCGCTACAGCCAGTGCCCCTGGAAGAACTGCCGAAGGTGCAGAAGAAAGTCGGCCAACCGGTGAGCGGCCGCCGTCCGATGCTGGACATCACGCGCCGGGCTTTCGATGACCTTCGCGAGAAGAATCCGCAACTTGTCGAACAACTCCTTGGCCGCCGACCCGAAGAACTTGATGACGCTTTCTGGAACGGCATCCGCGACGAATTGCTGCGAGAGAACGAGGAGATCAAAAAGCTTCCTGATCCGGTAGCTGCGGCAGACGCCTTGGTCAATGACCTGCGCCGGTTGAAGGACGGGAATGATTTGGAGTGGCAGATGGCAATCTCTCAAGGCGGCGGACTAAGCGATTTGCCGCTGCCTTACGGATTGACTCAGACGGATGTCGATGCAGCCGGAGGAATTAAACAAGCGTTGGAAGCCGCATACGAGCGCACAAAAGCGGATGCAGCCAGAGAACGAGCCTCAGATATTTGGTCGTGGAATACGCAGAACAGGCGATGGGGGCAGGTGTGGTCGGATTACAAGCAAGATCAAGTGACCCGAAATTGGCGCGTCGTTGCCGGATTGGAAGGAGATTTGCGAGGCTTGGACGTGGCGACATTCCGCACAGAGGAAGCGGCAAGACAATTCGCCAAGGACTTCCGCGAAGGGCGGATTTTCGCGTTGGAGAATAACGAACGCTGGGTGCGGATGGTCGAGTCGGCGGAAAAGGCCAGACCATTCACAGACACCGAAGGAACATCGCCGAGAGATTTGAAGTTGGCGCTTCATGCCAGAGGACGCGCAACAGGCGTTACGCCGGAAGGTCAATCCTTTGACATCTTCAGTTTGAGGAATTCATACGAACGACCTCTGCAAGCATCTGTTCCAAAAGGCTGGGAAGGAATTCCTGGCACCGCACAGAACTCTCAAGAAGCCGCGAACATTCAAGAGGCGCGAGCTTTGGTTGAGCATCCGCTAAACGGGTTGGATGAAGAACACAGAGCCGTTCTGCGGGATATTCTGAACAGTCCGGTAGCTGGCTATCTCAATGGTCGTCAGATTCGATTCCGGTTGGTCGATGGTATTCAAGGCCGAGATCGTGGACTTGCCGGATTCTACGATCCAGTGGACCAGATTATTGAGGTTGCGCGTTATCGTGATCCATTTGTCGGCGCCCACGAATTCTTTCACCCGCTTTGGGAGATGGTTCAGGACAGCGACCGGCTGAACGTGAAGCGATGGCGTGATGATGCGATTGCCAGAGCGCTCCAAACGGCAACCGGCAAGGACTTGGCTGACCTTCAAAAACTGGCTGCTGGCGAGATGGGATACCGCCGGTTCATCGACGAAGGCATCGACAATAAGTTCTACAACTGGTCGAGTTCAGAGGAGTTCTTCGCGCACATGATGACGGATCGGTTTGCGCGCGACCGCCAAGGCATTTGGGGTCAGGCCAAGGAAATCCTCGCATCACAGGACGCATTCCTGTCCAAGGTGCGGCAGATATTGGCGGTCATCTTTGATGCCATCCGGCAGCGTGTCCCCGGCCTACGCACGCAGGCGGACATTCTCCAACGGACGATTCTGGATGGGAAATACGATGTGACGCCAGAAACGTCATTCCTATCGCATGACACTCAAGCCGGCCTTGAAGGTCCGTCCGGTATGTGGGTATCACCCGAAGGTGATATTACACCAGTCAGCATGTTCGAGCATGAATTCACCGCAAGGCGATTATTGGGTGAAGACTTCAAGCCGGGTAAAGGGGTTCCTGAGTATCAATTGGACAAGAAACGCTACGCCAGGGGAGTTTTCGACAGGAAAAGCAACACATTGTTGGTTGATGCTACTCAACCTTTAACCAATACGGCCAGACGGGCAGTCAAGGACTACGCTATCGAGCATGGTATAAACGCAGTATTCGGCACAGACACTTCTATCTCTTACGGGCTGGCTAAAGATTACATTCATACGGGACATGAACGCGGCACCCAAGCCGCAATCGACGAGCAGTTCGACGAGTTGAAGGACAAAGGTTCGCATATCCTGCGCGCCGGTCCTGGCGATGTCGAAATCGAACTGGACATCAACAAGAAGCAGTTGATGGCTCTGGTAGGTCCGCAGATGTACAGCAAGCCAATTGTCGAAGTGGCGACCAAGGAACTTCTCCAAAACGCATTCGATACGGCTCGCAGCGCCGGGGCGACCTACGAGAATCCAGGAACTATTGAGATCAAAACCGATTACAGCAATCGGACTCTGATGGTGAAGGATACCGGCACTGGCATGACGCCCGAGATTATCCGCACGGCCTTTTTCACCATCGGCGGAACCTACAAGACAGGTTCGCTGGAAAATACTTCGGGCGGGCTTGGCCTTGCGAAGATGGCGTTCATTCTTGGCTCCGAACACATCCGGGTTGAGAGCAACCGGAACGGGCTGAAATCGGTGGTGGATGCAAGCTCCGATCAAATCAGAAGCTCGAAATTCAAAATCCAGACCGAGCGCACCGATGAACCGAACGGAACGACGGTCACGGTTAAGATTCCGGAAAACTACACCGATGCCTACGGGGAACAGAAATCCATTTACTTCAACAGCTATCCGAGCTTCCTGACTCAACCGCTCATCGGCCCGGTGCGGGTGATATTCAACGGCACGGAACTTCCAATCGGCGTTAAACTTGAAGGCTGGCAGAAGGAGAACGAATTCAATTTCGGATGGGGCAGGATCGACCTCTACATTGACCCGCGAGAAAAGAGAGACTACCCGACAACGCATGTTCTCAGCGCCGGGCTGAAACAATTCGAGGCTGATCCTTATGGCTGGAACGACAAGAAGCTTCCGTACAATCTCATCCTGGATGTCCGCCCGAAGGTGAAGACGGACAACGCGGCGTACCCATTCAACAATCAAAGGGAGGGCTGGCGCGCGACGATCAAAGAGGACGTGGACGCGATGTACACGTTCCTGAAACGGATGGCGGTTGAGCAGGAACTGCTTCAGGCCAAGGAAGCGTTCACCAGCATTCGGCAATTGGAGAAGGTTGATCCGATGAAAGATTGGACGCCGGAAGAGATGGCCGACATGGAGCGGCGTTATTTCCGAAAGAAGTCCGAACCGCCGCCTCCGATCAGAAAGCCGAAGGAAATTGAGTCCGTGGATTTTCGAGGCCCGGATGTCGTCATTCACTACAGGGACGGAACCGCGATCACCGAGAGCAAGCAGGAGTACGTCAGAAAGACTTTCGAGGCAAAGCGCGAGATTGACCTGAAGAAAACGGAAATCGACGTGAGCGACATGGACCCGTCTGTGCCGAATCTTCACAACAACGTCGCCGTGGAGTTTGACGACATTCCGCGCGCCGGGACACTGATCACCGAGACCGGCAATGTCCTTCTGAACTTCATGCGCGAATGGGGCAAGAAAGTTGGAGGCGAGTACGAACAACTCACCGACGCTTCGATCACCGGATGGTTCGGCGGAATCTCTTTCGACAAGAATTATCGCGGCTTGAACATGGTAAAGCCGATGCGGGCGATATGGTTCAACCTCGGATTGTTCTCCAACGCGGGTAGGAGCAGCCCGGCAGCGGCGGCATCGGAAGCTCTGCACATCTTCATTCACGAAATAACCCACGTTGCCGCCAGGACAGAAGGAGCCGATTTTACCGCTGAACTCGCGAACAACTATGCCAGACTCCGCTCGGCGGACATACCCGTCGAGATTTTTGAGGGGACATTGGACAAGATTTTTACTACAAACTGGGAGGCATTCAATGAAATCAATGACCGACTCCAAAATTACAATACAAGGAATCGTGCCGAGAGTTTTCAATCTTCTTCAGCCGTTGGCCCCGAACGACCCGGTGAAGCTGCACGGCCTGGTGAAGGTCCACTTGGAGTCAATGCGCCGGGAGTTGTCGGCATTCCGGAACAAGGACGTGCCGGCCTTGGAAGAACTGGACCGGCAGATCGCGCTGCTGGCCCAATCGGGGACATCCTTGCCGGGCAGGCCCGCGCGGAACCTCCCAGCATAAGCCGCAGCAGGGGCACCCAAGCCGCCCTGGAATCCCGCCAGGCCGTCGAGGAGTACGTCAAACCGTTGGAGGAAACCCGGACACCGGAATACTTCCGCGCAATGGCGTCGGTCATCAACAAGGGGTTGGTGCCGTCGTCGGTGATTCCGCGCTACACAGCTTTGCCCGCCGGCATCCGCGGTGAGCTTGAAGACATGTTCGGCGGCAGGATTGGGACGCACCGCGAGACCGGCCCAACGTTCGCCCAGGTCATGGCTGACCCGAACATCACGCCGGAAAAGAAAGCTGAGCACGCACACAATGCCTTTGTTGAATGGAACCTGTACCAGGCGGAGAAGCTGAAAATCCTGAGTAAAGTGGAGGCGGCTGCCGTTGATCATGCCCAGGCGATTACCGACCGCATCACGGCCACACCGGAAACCAACGAAGCGCAGGTGGAACGGACCAATCGGCTTGGAGAAATCATCGACAAAATCCATACCGAACAAATCGCTGTCGGAGAGAAAGCGCACACCAACGCAGTCATCGGCGAAGGCATCGAACACATCGCTGAACTCAATGATTTGCTCAGTCAACCCGTGGCGCACGCACGGGCGTTGAGTGGAATAACCCGGCTGGTCGGGCGCGCTGCTTTGACGGCTGAACGGCCTGGCGAAAACGTTCTTGAGCTTATCGCGACTCAAACTGGTTCGCCTGGGTTATCGCCACCGCTCACGGTGCGCGCCTGGGTCCGCCAATTGGCAACGCATCTTGACCAAATCCAAACACCGGAAGGCAACAAGGCCATCAACGCTGGGCGCGATGTCATCGAGGCAACGCTCTGGGGTCTTCGTCAGATTGGCGATTGGCGGCAGGCATTGCTCGAAGTCCAGATGACGGCCGACGGAACGTTGCGGCGGTTCAACGCGGATTACCTGAACGATCTTCGTTCGAGGACGCCGCGCGGTTTCAATGCGATTCTCAAGGAGTATGCCAAGGCTCAAGTCGAATCCGATGCGCTCAGTGCCGCTGCGCGGCGGCTCGACCGGCGCATCGAGACGTTGACTGAAAAGAAGGCGAATCTGGAAGCAGCCGCGCAGTTCCTAAACGAACATGATGCCAACCCAGAATTCGTGGCTTTCGGAAAGCAAATGCAGCGTGCAACCGGCGCAATCAAGGACATCAAGAACACGGTGGACGGTGTCGTTGTCACATACGAGCATCCGTTGACCGGCGCTGACGTTGAAGTGGATTACCGGTTTGGTGGGCAGGTTGAATTGCTCCTGAAACTGAACGCGCTGAAGGATGCCGGGCTTGAATACGCGGCGCGACCGGATGCCGATCCAATCAAAGCCGCTGGTTGGATGCACTTCGCGGAATACATCGATGCTCAAATCTTGGCATCGCACGCGGACAACGATCGGCTGACTGATCCGTCTTGGTTCAACCCGATCAAGTGGTTCAATTTCGTTACCAAATCAAAGTACGGATTGATCTCGGCAACGACGGCTTCAAGGATACCCGGCGCTCTCAATCTAAAGATGATAAGGGCAGGCAACGCTTATTCGCTTGCGCTCAAGACCAACAATGCGTTGCAGAAGAAGTTCGATGAAATCATTCGGGGCACAAACCTGAAGGCGATGCGGTCGCATCCGGGGATGACGCTGGACCGTTGGCGCGATGAAGTGGCTTCGTTCATCCACGATTCTCGGCAGCACACTGGACAGACGTTATACAACGTCGGCGAGCACACACCATTCGGACACGTCATCACCAAAGAAGACATGGCGGCGATCCGGACGCAGTACGAATTCGAGCAACACCTTGTCCGCCTGGCGCAGCGCGCCGGGTTTGAATCCGCCCTGGCCGAGGACCCGGCCATGATCAAGGAGCATGAACTCAGGATGTTCAGGGCGCCATTGTCGCGCGGGCCGGGAACGATACCGCGATTTCTGCCACCGAGCAGCCGTGAACTGCCGGCGTTGTGGAAGAGCGCCCGGGAGAATAATCAGATCGACCAATTCCTCAGCGCCGGGGACCGGTACAAACGCGTCGTGCTCGGGCACGTCCTTGAAGACGAGCGCCCTTATTTCCAGCTTGGCCAAGGCAAATTCGCTGAGGATTACAAACGGATACGGAACGAACGCGAGATTTTGTTCAGAGAGGGCCGGATGCCGGCCAGCCTGGATGAGTTAGCGCAGTTCATTGCAGATCGGTATAACCAGCGAATCGCAGGCTCTGACCCGCCACTGCCACCGGCAACTGCTGGCGAAGTCCGACGAAAGCTGATTGATGAAGTGAACGAGTTCATGCTGAAGGTCTCGGATGATAACGCAAGGAAAGCGACCGCGGCCAATGTGGACATCACCGTGCATGAGAACGAATTCACCCAGCCGCGCGGCGGAAAGATTGCTCCTGGCACGTTGTACCGGTACGGAACAACCGACCCGGTTGATGCCTTCCGCAAAGGCGCCAATGCCCTAGAATTCTACGTCATCAAGTACCGCGACAGCCTGCGGTCGTTGAACACTGCGTTACTCGCGGAGAAGACCGCGTTGTCCAAGACGTTGAAGGACGCTTACGGTGGCACCGGCTGGCAGGCCCGGCGCAAGCTGAACGCAGCCATCGTCTCCGGAAACGAGTCCGTGCAGAAACATCAGATGGCGATCTGGGAGGTGAACCGGGACATCGCCCGCATTGGCAGGTTGTTAAACAACGTCACCGACATCGCAAAACGCGGCGAGGGATTCTTCGGTGATGACATCGCGTCACGGATGTTCATGCCGTGGTGGAATTTCGCCGTCAGCAACGTGCTCCTGGCACCGATGACTTTGATCACGAACGGCGTTTCAGGCGAGTTCATGTGGGCATTGAAGACGGCGGAGATCCGCAAAGGCGGCTGGTTGTGGGTGACAGGCCATCTCGTAAAAGATTGGGTGCGCACGGCCATAAAAACTGCTGCTCTGGCGGAATTGAAAGTGCCGTATCTGAAGTGGAAAGGCGAACCTGTCAGTCTTCGCCCGGGCGCTAAAGCTCTGCGTGCAATGAAGACCAACGCCGTCAAACGGCTGTTGGACAATCGCGACCTGAGAGAAGCGGCAACGGAGATCGTATCCGGCATGGCTCAGGAAGCTGCCGACCGAGAGCAACAGGCCAGGATGGGCATGATCGACCGGTTCTCTTACCGGGAAGCGATGGGCACCAATGCGGAATGGACGCTGGCGGAAAACTTCAAAGCGGCAATGGCCGCGTTCCGTGACATTCACGCCGACCCAAGTCTGAGCGGGAGCAAGGAAGCGTTCGGTTACATCGGGATGATCCCGCGCGCCGGACAAGTCTTACTGCGGCATGGCTTCATGCGCTCCGTCGATAACTGGATCAATGTCAAATCCATCGCCAAGGAGCAAAGCCTTGGAAGGTCTTTGGAAGTCCGGGCGATGCGCGCATTCGACAGCCGGCTTGAGAACGATCCGGAGTTCGCAAGGCTCTATCGGGAATACGGCGACAACTACAAACGGTTCTCCGGTGTTTTGATCGGGCCGGATGGCAAGGGTGAACTCCTGTCACCTGCCGAATTGACGGGCAAAGACCCAATCATCGTCGGACTGACGATGCGCAAAGCCGCTGTCCAGCTTCGCAACATGTTCCTGGAAAACAACGATCCGGTTGACCTGATCATGCTGAAGTATTGGTGGAACAAGACGCATCCCAACGGGAACCGCACAGCGCCGATTATGACCCCGGCGCAGCGGTATGCGTTGCAGTTCAAAATGGCCGAAGACACGAACATGGGCACGCCGACGAGCAGGCCGACGTATTTCATGGGCAGCAAAGAACGGCAGATTGGCGGTGTGCTCGGCCAATGGTTTCTTTGGAACACGGACAAGTTGCAGGAATTGTTCGCCAAGGTCCGCGGCCAGAAAGGCAGTGACGTGCGTTATCTGCCGTTTGTGTTCGGCTTCCTGATCGCATCGGGCATAGCCGGGTTGGTTGCGAGGATTCCCGGGCAGCGTGCGAATGACGCGTTGTTCAACACGATCTCATCGCAACCGGATTTCCTGGACGCGGACAATGACGATGATCGCTGGAAGATTCTGCTCTCTGTTGCGGCGAACTTCTGGGGTGCGGCGGGCAGCATCTTCAAAGGGTTCAAGGATACACCAGGTAAACTCGGTCTGCGCAATCCGATCTTCGGCGCGAACTACGTCACGGACCTCCTTCAAACAATGGCTAAGATTTACCAGAGCCGTGATGCCGGGCCAGCCGTGGATTTCCTGGCGCGTTACTCGCCCGTGGCGCGGGCGCTCATCAACCGGGCGCCATCACGCGAGGGTTTGGTCAAGATGCGCAACGCCGCCAATGAGCTTCGCGCCAATACGCCGGAGAGTTTGGAAGCCAAGAGAAGGCAGCCTTCGTCAGGCAATGATCTGCGCGTCACGCCCATGACTCCGCTCTACAACACGATTCTGAATGCGGCGGCAGTCGGAGATTGGTCCACGGCGGACGAAGCCTTTGCCAAAGCCGTTGAGCAGAGTCGTGCGTCGGGCAATCCGAACCCTGAGCAGGCAATCATCTCCGCTATCCGGACGCGGGCACCAGAGTCCGCCGTGTTCTCCCGTGTGCTGACGGACGGCGAACGCGAAATGATTTACTCACGTATGACTCCTGAAGCGCTCGGACGGCAGAATGAGGCCAACGCTGTCTTCAACCAGATTGCCAGCCGTTACGGCACGGGTGGAGGCGGCGCTACAGCCCGGAGCTTCGGCGGCGGACGCGGCTTCGGCGCGGTGCCATCCGAAAGCTCAGGCGCTTTTTCCGACATCGGAGGATTCGGCGGTTCGCGCAGCCGACTCTCTCTTGGCTCTCCGCGCGGCGTGCGCTCCGGGTTCAGATCAAGGTCACTGCGGCGTGGGCTGAGAACTCGTAGCTTGCTCAGGGGCGCGTCAAGAAGGCCGAGACAGTCACGGCTGCGGAGGCTGGCGGTCTAGCGGCATGGGAGATTGACGGCTATCTGAACCGCAAAATTCAATCGTGACACCGTTTTTGTTGATCGCCTCGAACACGGCGTTCATAGCGGCTCTTGGCACCATGCAATGCCATGTATTCACACAGGTTTTCACTGTGAGATAAAGCATGTCATCCCCACTTGGCACCCATCCATATTTCTCCATATCAGAATGAGGGCCTTCCTCGCCAACGCAGTCGATCCTGAATTGCGGACGGCACATTACAGTGGCGGCGGTTTTTGTTGTTGCGAGTGGTTTCATATTATAGGCTCATCCCATTTCAGGCCGTAGGCATCCACGTCGGCCTGCGTCATGGGCGTGTGCGGCTGTGAAAACAAGTTCTGGGCTTCAATTTCATTCTGGAACGCGTCATCCCAACTCAGGTGTAGAAAACGCTCGTTGAGCTGGTGAAAAAGATAGAGCGTGAAATGGCGCGAGACGTGGTTGCCCGTCCAGAAGAAACGTTTGCGCGTCCACCATTCCCGGAAATGATCCGCCATCTCCGGAAAGCTGGTCAAGCGGCAGATGTTGTAGAATTTGTCCAGGGCGGCGAGGCCGAGATCTCTCATCAGGCAGGACAATTCGGCGGTCAACCCGCCTGCCTGCACCATTCCTTTCAGGGCGGTATCGGCATTAAGCTGGTCTTGGAACAAGACGAACCTGTCGTGCCAATTCGGCAGGCAGATGTCCAGCCTTGGAGCAATGCCGAACTGCCAGATGTTTTTCAGCGCCTGACGATCTGTATTGAACATGCCGTAGTTACGCAGATATTCGTGGATGAAGATCGGCGTCGAATGAAGCATGTCGAGCAAGTGAGAATTCCGTTCTTGAGCCGCGACGGCCGCTTCGATGTCCACCCGTTCGTCCTGTGTGTTCCAATGAAAGTCGTGTGGGTCAATTCGATAAATCGTGAACGGATTCCCGAATCGGCGATTGAAGCAATCAAGGTAGTTGGTTAAAGCCAAGGTGCGGCAGCTTCCAAGGATCAGGATGCGTTCAGGGCCTGTGCCGGTCTGGAAATAACCCGTGCGAAGCTGTTCCTTCTTAGTTGTGCTGGTGTCAATCATGCGCCGAAAGTGCACACAATATCGAACACAACGCCCTCACAAGGGTTAGCCACATGAAGGTTTCGGTACTGATAACCCATCTGGTCGAGGAAAGTGAATATGTCCTGCGGCTTCGCTACCTGGCGCTCCAAAGCCGCTTCATAAATTTCGATGACGATGATTGGCCGGCATCGTTTGATCGTTTCGGCAGCGCCTTTGAGCGCGCGCAATTCGTAACCTTCCAGGTCCAGTTTGAGCAGTGACAAGCTCGGCAGTTCCATTGCGTCCAATGGAATGACGAACAGAGGACGAAGGCCGGACTTTTCAAGCCAACTGGCTCCTGGGTTATTATATACGATTCGCATGGTCGAAGGTCCGTAGCTGTCGCCGAGCGCAAGTTGGTAAGTAAATGCGTCGGGACAGTTGCGGACAAGGCAACGGTATGCTTCCGGCTCTGGCTCGAATGAATAAACGCTACCGGTTTTTCCGGCAGCCCTGAGATAGCCAAAGGTGTGGTCTCCCACATAAGCGCCTCCGTCAACCACGACTGCGCCTTCGCCGATCAATTTGCAGATGAACGGTATGGTGTTAACGTCGGCATCCAGGTTCCCCGTGTCCTCAATCCATTTGGAGATGCAGGTGTCACCTTCGATGATCCACCAGCCTTCTTTGGTTTGTCGGATCATTGGATAATTACCGCTGGATTGGCCAGGATGCTGACGTTCGTGTTGACGTGTTCGCCTTTGGCGATGCGCTCAAGAAGTTCTTTTTGTTTTGTCACAGCGAATTGTCTGGCGTCATCTGCGGATTTCCAGCCGTGTGTCCGTACAGAACCCTGACGAATGGTGTTGTCTCCATTATGGTCGAGATAGCTGATTTGAAATGGATGATCCGGCTGGATGACATTGCCGCGGTCAAATACCGCGCATGTATGAGCGCGCACTTCCAGGGACCACAGCGTTTTCCCAAATGCCACGAATGGCATCGGCGTTACGTAAATGTGATTCATGTTATGATATTCGCACCGCATCCAGATTTGCTACGCAGCAGTTGCAGACAGGCTGTCGCGTGGCAACAGATTTGTCGTAATCTTCCGCTGGATTCGTTTCAGATACCATCAGGCTTCCGTCCTCTCTGAATGAGACAACCCAAACAACTTTGTCGTGGATACGGAACTTCGTGCCGGGAGGATAGCGCCGGGCCATGCTCTGAACAATGTCCGGGCGTCCAATAAGCCATTGTTCCAAGTTCATGCTCGTGTTCCTGCCACACTATGAGGCAACGATAGTCCTGGCGCGTTGAGAATAATTGTTCCCGAATTATTTATCTCCACGGTTTCGATCTCCTGAAACATGGAGGAGTTAGGTCCGAACGAAGGACATTGCATCCAGACCTCCGCGTTATGATTTGGAGATAACTCGAGAAGCCTATCAACCAATTCTTGCATTTTCATTGTTCCACCCGGTAAATGTGAATCCGATTCGTGCAATCGCCTTTGTGGGTAACAACGTTGGGATCGGAAGTTGCCATCAGGATGTACTGGCAACCATCTATGATGACGATCTTGAACTCCCCATTCTTCGTTACCCCGCCTTGCTGAAGCTCTTTGTGGCAAGAGATCAAACACGACGCGCAAATGCCGACAACGATGAACTGTTTCTTCATGCGATCAATTTCTCCATCTCCGCGCGAATCTCCAGGGTCACACCCGACCAGCTCCAAAATTGGCGCACGAACGGTTCTGGCACGCCTTGTTTCTCCGTATCCCAAAACGTGAACAGGTCCGGAGCGTGATCCGCCGCCCAACTATGAAGTACATTCCACTCCGAAAATTCCCCGTTCGGCTGCGCTGCGATGTAATCCACCAGCGGGACGTGATGAAGCTTCTGCATGTAATCGCGCAGGCCGATGAGCGCCATTCGATTCACCAAAAAAGGGTGCGCTCTCATTCGTTCTTTGGAAACCGGATGCCCCAAAGCGCGCTCAACAATGGGTTTCCAGGGGACCGCCGGGCTACCATCTGCGTTCACCAATTTCTCGAATGGCGTCTCAAGGCAGCGTGGTTTCCCTTCAATCATCAAGTCTTTTGGACAGAACGGGCGAATTGCGAGCACGTCCGAATCCCAATAAAGGATGTGCTCGGCATCGGTGTAGAGATGGGCGATTAGTTTGTCTGCCTGTTGGCCGCAGTAATCGTCCTTGAACGGCTCCAACCGCGACGAACAAATAATCTCCTTGGTCAGATTCAGGCTCTTGAATGCGGTGTAGTCGTTTGCCGGGACCACGACTACGATGTCCCGAATTCCGGTGACAAACTTGTCGAGGCTGCGGAGCGCCCACGGGACCCATTGTACATCCCCTGCATACGAACGCAGAAATGCATCAACAATCATAGCTCAGGTCCGTCCATTTTCCATTGGTGGATCGCGACTTTGGAACCACTGGTAAGCATCGCAATGCGCTGTTGCGGTGTGGTCACGGCATCGCCGAATGCCGAGTACGAACAAGCCAGCCAGCCTACGTGCTGGATTGCCTTTGGCCCGTGATAATTCCACAGGAACTTGCCGATGGCCATATCGAATGCTGTCAGGTGCTTTGAATAGGCGGCTATATCGATCAAGAATCCATCGAAGATTTTCAACATCGCAGCGGTCTCGAAGATCATCAATGAACCGTTTGGATAGTAGCAGGCGCCTGAATTGTCGTATGGATGTTTGCTGCTATAAAAAGAGGCCGGGAGTCCGGACAACTGCTGGTACTGCCACGCTTGCTCAATCACATTTTTGGCGAGCTCGCCACCGCCACTGCAAATATCCCACGCAACCGGCGTGCCAGCGCAGGCGAGACCGCTTGGATACCGCCCAAAGAATTCTTCGAACATGTAGGTGTCCCAATCCTTGCGCCCAACGCGGGAGTCGGACTCCATGTAAATCCCGAAGTCGAGGCCGACATCCTTGGCCAGTTGCAATGCAGAAAACCAAAGGTAGTTGTTCAACGCGTGTGGTGGCCTTCGCCCAATCAACTCTGGGTTTTTAATCAATCGAGACGGGTTGTGCCCGGCGTCATCTGAGATGAGGAAAAGCGGATGCTTCGGCGGAAACTTCAACAGGTTGGCAACATAGGCTTCAGAGTGCAATTTGCCGACTGGTGGAACGTACGTAACTATTCCGCATTTAAGCATTTTGCAATTGCCTTTCCATTTTATTCTTTGGAATATCGTGACGAGCGCCGCTATTCATAAATCTTTCTGCGCCGGTCGCTGTGATTTGGAGCGCACCAACGTCATTGTCGCCGCTCCGCGCAATCTCAGCTTTCGAGGCCGGCGCTCCCCGTTTGGTGTGCGACAAGAGGGGGTTCCTTCAGTTTCCAACCCAGGACTAGAAACGGCTTTGCACGCTGAATCGCCTTGGTGCGGATGGCTTTCATAATCGCGACGTTGTTGTGCCGATTCGGATTATCATCCAGGCGGACGGCAATCTCCACCGTGGTTTCTTGCCCGAGAGCGTTCCTCACGGTCGCGATGAATTGCCGCCTCTGAACCTCTGGCCGCGGTGCGGGCGTTGGATTGGCGCGAGTCGGTTTGATGCGGCGATGACCGGGCTTGTGGAGCGGCTTGAGCTTCGGCATCAGCGGCGCTTCCTCCTCTGGCTGCGCGTTCAACGGTTGGACCTTCACTTCCGGAGGAAGCGGCTCCAAGAGTTCCTGCGGATTGAGCGGGGGCGGAAGAGAGGGTTTTTGTTCCGTCTCTGCCGCCGCATTCTGCTTTGGACCGAGCGCGGCTACGCCGACGAAAGCGAATTCGTCAGCATCGGAAAGCTCGAAGAAGTGCGGTGTACCGTCCATATCGCGGGATAGGACTTTCGCCCTGTCGCCATCAACGGAGACGATTTGGCCGAGCAGTCCGCGCTTGGGACCGTTCAAAAATTGGATAGCGTCTTTGACGTTTGGGGCGTTCATGCGGCTGGTAAGAGTTCCAATTGGCCTGACATTGCGCTCGCTCGCTGGACTCAAGCTGCCGAATTTTGCGGCAACTGAATAATCGACGTTCCTTTAGGCAAGTCTTGCGAATCAATTTTGTCGATTGCGACTCTGAGAACATCCAGATTCGGTTTCGCATATCGCATGAACACGCTGTCGCTACCAAGCCCCGTAATCTGACGCGCCTGTGCGAACGGGATTGAGCCGTCAACGCATTTCGCCATGAACGTGTTACGCAGTTTATGGAAGCTCAGGTGCGCAGCGCCGATTTTTTTGCAGTAGCCTCCGAACTGACGACTCAGCTCATAGCTCTGGAACACGTCTGATTGCGTCGCGTATCTCATCGCGAGTTCCGGGCAGACGAACTGGTCCCAGTGCGGGCGCTTGTCCCGTGATGCGTTTAGCTCAATGAGTACATTGTGGAAATCCCCACCAGCCTGAAAGGGGCAGGTCGCATACCGCTGCGACTTCCTGGTTTTCCACGGCAGGTAATGAATGTAAAGCTCTTCCAGGTTTACGCTCTCCCATTTCAGCAGACACGCATCGCTCAACCGTGCGCCGGTGCGATACGCCATGATCGTGGCATAGTGCCATCCGGTGCCCTTGGTCGCTTCCTTCATCGCTTCGTACTGTTCGGGCGTGAAGCGCTGCGGCGGTTTGTGAATGACCAGGACCGCACTGCATTTGAAGATCGACAGCGACGAGTAGCGCCTGTCCAGGTAGCCCATTTCCTCGGCCCACTTCAGGAATGCGCCAGTCCATCGCATCGCCCTGATCAGCGATTCGCCTGCAACCCTGCGACGTTGTTCGGCCATGTACTCGTGCAGGATGTTCCCGGAGATTGCTCGGCGTCCAAGGAATAGCGCAAACCGGACAAGTTCAGTGTTCACTAAGGTTCGAGTGTTCTGCGCGAATCTTGGAAAATTCTGCGCCTTGTACTCCTCGACCCATATGGCAACCGTCGGCTTGAGGACGGGGTTCTGTTCCAGGGCTTTGTTTTCGTCATTCATTGGAGTGTCTGCAATAATCTTAGCACCGACTCGGCCGATCCAGAACCGGATTTGTTGGCCAGCAGTTTGTAGCCGTTTGGTTTCCTCAGAGTTCTTTTGAGATAATCAACGGAGCTTTTCGGATGCAGAATGTCGACGCCGCACGCGCTACAGAAGGAATCAATGATCCTTGGTGTGACATTGCCCCACGAGCGTTTCAGCGACAGGCGCCTCGTGGCTCCATAGGACAAGCCGGCGCGTTCGGCAATGGCCAAGAGCGGCAGCCGGCGGCCTGGATGCCGTGGGTCTCTGGCGATCAAACGCACGAGGCAGGGCGGGATGGCATCTAGCTTTTTAACCAAGCTCATGGGCTATTCATCTTTTACCGACGCAGCCTCAAATTCCCACGCTCCATAGTAGTTGCAGCAGTGCTGTTTCCAATCATCCCAATCTATGTGATACCACTCGCCGGTCTTGCCGGTAACGGTGCCGACGTGACTTCCTATTTTAACACGCTGACCGACTTTAACGGTTTGGTGCTGTTCGCTCATCTTTGACCAATGATGGCTTGTTCTGTCGCAGTTCAATTAGCCCGGACAGGGCATCGTTGACCAGTCGTTTGACTTCTTTCTGGCTCTTTTTTTTTGCCGCATCCTTGAGCATGTTGTAAATCAAATCTTCCAATGCCCCGATTGAGATGTCACAGCAATTGCTGAATTGCTTCGCGGCTTCGTTGCCAAAACCGTCGGACAGCAAACTCTGCAATGCCGACCAGGCGGCGACAAGGTCGTTGACTCTTCGGACGTTAGCTCCGGGCTTTATACTCCACCCCGGCAATCTCTCCGGGTCAGCCTGTTTAATCGCGAAGATCTGCTTGTGGGTCTCCTTGAGGAATTTCTCCAACATTCCACGCCGTTCCTCAAACAGACTCATCTGGCCGTCCGTCCATTGAGCGACCGGCAGGTGCTTTGATTTCTCGATGGCACCGAGCCAAGACTGAAATTCGGGGCACACGGTCTGCGCCCGGCAGAAGTTGCAGGCGTCGTGCGATGCCCGGCGCGGCGCATCTGGCGCGTGGCTTGCGTCCCATAAAGCCTTTATTTCAAGGCGGGCTTTGGCGACATCCTCTCGCGTATAATAAACAATGTGTGACTTCGATGAAACTCTCGGCTGGGTGAGCTGGCCGTAGTAATCGCTCGCTTGATATTTTTCGGATACCATCGCGATATACGCACGAAGCTGTAGGTTTGCGTCAGCAGCTTGGACCACTTTGAACCCCATCTTCCGTTCACGCACGATGACTGGATTACCAAGGCGGAACACAAGCACACTGTCTGGATGCCCGGTGAACAACACCTTGCCATCCCAACTGAATGAGAACGCTTCCTCCACCAGTTCGATGTAATCTTTCATCAGACGGTGAATAGATTAGATTCGAGAAAATTCCGTTCCTCCTTCTCGATGGTTTCGATTAAATCCATCTGGCTCGGCTTTAGTTCATCTCTCGGCAGAGACGGGTCTGCAATGAGCGCGTGTAGCAGGCGACCTTCTGCTCGGTATTCGTCGCTCTCGTCATCCACGCTCTCCGGCAACGTGGATTCAAGCGCCAAGCTCCCCGGACACTTTGACCGGCGGAGCATCGAGGACGGTCTGAACAGAGCGTCGTTCATTGAGGTCGTTGTGAGAAGCGTGGCACAGCCTTGCGGAGTCCAGCTAAAACGCGGCTCCAACCGGCTTGGGCCAGCCACGGCTTGCCGTCGATGAGGCAAACAAATTGATCGACCCGGCGCGGATGGATGAACAACAGGAATATGTGCGTCTCGCCGCTCAGCAGGTCGCGGTAAACGATCTCGCGCACGGGCTTGGAGTAATCCGGCGCGTCGAAGTAATCAGGTGGTGGTGAGGCCAACCGATTGCGTTGTTTTGCCGCCAGTGCGTTGGCTGAGTGCTTGCGAGTCATTTAACGTTACCTTTCAAGAGTCGTCTAAAGTACTGTTAGGTAAAAAGCTGTTTGAACGCCGATCTGCCATTGTCCGTCAGCTTCAGCTTTTCTCCGCTTGCATCGTTCGAGTTCCATTGTTTTTCGATCAGTCTTTTTTTTATCAAAGCACGAGCAACGCGCGGGTGGATTTCGTGCAGGTTGACGCGAGATTTGGTGCCGATTGCATATACGGCGTCCTCTTGGGCCTGAGTTATGGTCGTTTTTTTCATTGTGGTTTTGGGTTACTTTTACCTAACCAATCGCTGCAGCGAACCGGGATTCGCCGCGGGGTTAATACTTTACTCAGCGTCCCGGTCGCTGAGCTTTGTCGTTGGGCTCACTTACTGGTTCCATGCGGCTCGGGCTTGAGCCTCAGTCGCTTCATTAATGTAGTCTCCGCATCCTTCGTCCATGCCAAGTCTGCATTCGATTTCTACGCCGCCCTCCCATCGCGTGAGTTTTGGACGGAGACCGCAAGAGCACCGTCGCAGCCCAACCATGCGCTGCACCGAACCGCCATTCGCTTTCGGGTTGGACTTGGAGTCAGTGTTTTTCATTGTCGCGGTGGGCGGTCGGTGAGCTTGTCGTTAGAGGCTTGCGTGATTGCCCTATCCGCCACAATCCGCAGTTGATGCAACGCACGGTCAGATACTTCTTTCGCCTGCTGTGCGTCGATGTCGATTTCACCAAGCACCACTGCTGCGTGTCTCTTTTCAAAGTAGCGCCATCGCCGAAGCGCCTCTAACAACTCACTGGAGCCAACCGGGATTGTCGTTTCAGTCGTGCCGTTGCTCGCGGGTTGGCTCATATCAGTTGGCCGGTCGCTGAGCTTTGTCGTTATGCGGCTTGTCGCAGTTCGGGCAGTGCCATTTGTCACCAGCGGTGATCGTCGCTTTCACGCGATCAATCCCAGCCATGATTTCCATCACCTGTTCATAGAGCAGATTGCGCGATGTGTTTATCACTTCCTCGCCGTCCACCCTCTCGTATCGAAACCAGAAGTCGGGGCACGCCGCAGAACCAGGCGCTCCAGCGAACCCGGCTTTTGCGTTTTGTTTATTTGCCATAAGGTTTCAGGTTTGCTTGGTCGTTCGGCGGCTCGTTCTTGTCCACAGATTCAAACGGCAGCATAACCCTTTCGTCTCTCATCACGGATCGAGTCGCCGCCTCGGATTCACGCGCACTAGTACCGCGTATCGCGGGTCGGTTATGCTGCCAAAAAGTTTCGCCAGCAACGTCCGCCGCCGAACACTGCGCTGGGCGACGGCGGGGAGCCGGTTGAGGTTGTGCCTTGAGTCTCTTGCTCGTTCATAGTTTTCCTTCCCGCCGCTCCTGAGCTTGGTCGTTAGGCTGACTATCGCGACGCCAATCGTTCACTCGCCTATTATGAACCCAAATGAAGACTTCGATTCCCTCCGTCAGAAGTATGATGAACTCCTCCAGCAATACCGCGAGGTAATAGGGGAGCAATTGTCCGTAGAGGCACGCCATGTCATAAAGGCGTTGGACACGGCGCGGGATTGGGTACTTCCAGAAGCGATAGCACAGACGGTCGGAGTATCGGTATAGCGCGCTGACTTTTTGTTGGAGCGTCTTCTTCAGTCTGGCCATGCCGAAGCGACAGCGACGCGCCCGACTGAATATCGCATCACGCAAAGAGGAAGGATCGCGGTTCATGGTACGTCAGCCTGATTCCACATGCTTAAAATAGAGTCAATAGGGGCGAGATGGCCAAGGAGATTTGAAGAGATCAATTGAGCGCCTTCACTGCGTGGATATAGCGATCCTGATTGTCGGGTCGATAGCTGCGATCGCAGCAGTGATACTTCTGTTTCTAAAGTGACGATCCTGTTTTGCCAGCGCCATATCACAATCGAATGGCTGATGGACGCTACGCCAAGGAGGAGCAGTGTAGTGCAGTATATCAGCCTAACCAAGCGCTCCGGCGAACTCGGCTTCTGCTCTGGGTTTACTTTTTCTCGCATGGTTGAGTCTCGGTTTTGCCGTCGCTGAGCTTGGGGAGCAGCCGAGTCACGTCTATGGGTTTTCCAAGCTGAGCATCCACGGCCATTTCAAGCAGCAGTCTCGCTTCCGGGCAGAGCGGGTATTCGGTCGTCGCGAGGCTTCGCAGTTCCGACACCAGCGGGTCGGCTTCTCCCGAACCATGCGCTGCTTGGCCGTTCGGCGAAATCACAGACCACCTCGCAGTTGAACGCGTTTGGCGACTTCTGAAAAGCTGGTGTCAGTGGCGCTCATTCGGATCGGTCAGCGAGATAATGGATGAGAGTTCCAATACATGGACCGGTGACGAAAGCGGTAATCGGGTCTTTCTTTCGCCATTGTCGAGCCGCAGAATCCATGACGGCCCCGTATCCAATTCGCTCGCAGAGTTCGCGAATCTCATCGTCTTCGGGCGCTCGGAGATTTTCTCTGTCTTTTGAGTGATTCAGCATCGACCGGCAAAGGTCTAACGCATTGAGCTTGGGTCGTTCTGCTTGCTTGATGGAATTTATCACCTGATCTGCGCGCTCCACCTCGGCGCTGAGGCTTTGCAGGGCCGCCCGGGTCTTCTCCGGTGATCGTGATGCACACGCCAGCGCCGCGCTATTCGCCAGCCGTCGGAGCGCGCGACGCAGCCGCCCAGCGCTGCCACCAGCGTTGCCACGAATTGCTTTTGGCAATTTCATTTCCCCGAACTCTTCCGATCAATCCTTACCTGCCCAGCGACTGCAGGCCAACTTTCGCAGAGGTCTTTGATCTTATCGTCCGCAAGTTGCAGAAGCTCCTGCTGCTGCTCCGTCATCAGGCCGCGGTGTCTGCACAGGCGAATCATTTCCGGCTCCGTGATCTTGCTGTGATCCATCAACTCGCGCAACTGGTTGTACGGTTGGAAGGAAAGCTCCGAGAACGACGGCTGCGTGGCTCCGGCTGCTGGCTGGCTCGGTGGGCTTGGCTGAGTCGCGGTTGTTGGCCCCGTCTGAGCAACCGGAGCAGGAGCAGGCGCGGGCGCTTGGGGCGCGGCTTGAACCGGTGGCTCCGGTGCTGCCGCTTTCTTTCGCCCGCGCCTGGGTTGTTCTGGTGGCGGTGAAGATGGGGCGAGACCGGCCGCTGCTTCGGCCTTCTCGTCGGCCGTTGCCTTCGCGTCCGCGGCGTCGGCGATTTTGTCATCAAACTTCGGTCGCATGATTTCGTCTCCCGGCTCGGGAAATTCAACTTCAGTGTCGATGTCTTTGTGCATTCCGAGGTCCTCGCGAAATGCCATCTGCATCTCTACCGATAGAATACCCCAGTGCCGAAGCTCATTGGCGATGACGGTCTTCAAAGCCATAGCCGAAAAATGCGTCTTCCACGGCGAATCATAGCCTGCGCGATACGCCTGCGAGTATTTCCTGGCATGATCCTCGACCTTGGACTTCGACCAGTAGCATGTCTTGGTGAAACCGTTTACGAGGGAGAACGCAAAGACATACCCGACCGGTTCCTTTGTTTCGTCAAGCTTGTTCCAATCAATCACCGGCTCTCCAATGTTGTCGTACCCATTCAGCGCCTCGGCGTTCACCGGTTTCGCGTTCATCCGTTTGTACTGAGCAGTGCGCAGGGCAAGCTGCACGTAGGCGCGCGCCCCCATCTGGAATGATGCGAACTTCCTGTCGCCCTTGCGATAGGGAATGATCCAAGCGAACCCAAGATTTTTATCCACGGGGAGGTCTAAAGATGCCGCGATGGCCGCGCTGGCGAGAATGCTTCGCGGTTCAACGTCCGGCATCGTGGCACCCAGCGAGAGAATGCTGCTGATGAATTGTGGCGCACGGTCGGCGAGCACCTGCTCGAAACGCTTTCGATATTTGTCCTGGGCGAGAAGGCTCTGAAGCGTCTCAGGCCCGGCTGGTTTCGCGGCGACGGCAAACGGATTTGTTGGTTCACTCATAGGGGTTTCTTCGCGCCATCGAGCAGGAGTTTGAAGGCTTGTTCGGCCAGCGCTTGCATCTTCAAACCGCGTTTTGCGGCGTAAGCCTTTGCCCGCTGATGGAGTTCTCTGGATATTCTGACCGGGCATGTCCGTTCAGATTGAGTTGCGCTCATGCACGGCCACGATACAGAGGACCAAAAACAATGCAATCATTTTTTGTGATTTTTTCATTGCTTGGAAATTCAGCGCTGGCTATCGTCCCACAATGTTGTCAGGAGAAGATGGTGGCGGCATGTCCAATAGAACGATCAGTTTTTTCGTATCTGGAACTCCAAAGGCGCAAGGCAGGCCGCGGGCGTTCGCGTTAAAACAAGGAGATAAGATTCAGGTGAGGGCGTACTCGCCGACGACGGCGGAAGGTTGGAAGTCGGCCATCGCGATAGCCGCCAAAGAAGCTGGAATTGAGAAGTTCGACGGCCCGATCTCCCTTGAACTGCGGTTCAATTTCAAGCGGCCGAAGTCGCACTTCAGGGCGAACGGCAAGGTCAAGGAAACCGCTCCAAGCCATCACACACAGAAACCCGACTTCGACAACCTGGCTGCGGCAGTGGCAAATGCGCTGACCAAGATCGGCGCATGGAATGATGACGCCCAGCTTGCGCGTGTTCTCGTCACCAAAGACTGGGCCATTGTCAATTCAGCCGGCGGGTGTCATATTACGATCTCTGAACTGTTAACCCAATTGGAAAGGCAAGCCTATGAAAGACAAAGAACTAACGACCCAAGCTGAGCCACGCCGGGACGCTGGCGCTGGACCAGAGAAAATCCAAGGCTCAACTCGCGTGACTCCCCGGCGTTGGCTCCAGCGCTTGGTTAGGTGGATGAAACCCATTGCGCACTCTCATCAAGAAACAGGGTGCGGCATTTCAAGTGATGCTCTCGCACTCCGTGTACAAGAGTGCCGAACAGAGGCAATTCACTATCAAGAGGTATCAACCACACATTTTCGGCAAGCCTTTCAATTCCTGGCTTGGACTTTGTTTTATCGGCGTAGAACTCTGCAAGCTGCCGCCAGTGCCTCATGGCATCGTCTTTGCCGTAAGGTATCTCGATTATCACAATTGCTGTTTTCATATCGACGTGTTGCTCATCCACCTAAATCCAAGCTGAGAGACGCCGGGGAGAAAACGGATGGCGACGACTGAAGCGCTTTCCCGGCGTTCTCTCCAGCGCGGTCTTAGGTCTTTGGCGGATGATCTCCGAACTCTGAATTGGATTCTGGCGACGGCGGCGGATTCGGGTTGGCCTCCATCCACGCCGCGATGAGTTCGTCAAGGGCCTTCGAAGGTATGCAGATGACTTTGCCACGAAAGCCCGGTGATATTTTTTCCAGGCTTGCTTCAAGTCCGACCTTTACACATCGCCCGGCTCGATCCTGAAAGAACACGCCCCCGGCTTTCAGATGTTCATCGCACTCATTGCAGAGACCGTGCTTGTAGTGATTGGTCTTCAGGTCCAGGTCGGGAATCTTTTCCCTGAGACCCGCGAGTTTCATAATCAGATAGTTGGTGCCGCAGGTTTCGCAATGTACTGTGATGTCTGAGTTTTCTTTCGGCTTGCTCATTCAGTAGCTTTCGGTATTCTTTCTTCGTTGGTTATCCTCTGGTTGGCCCCGCGTTGCGCATAGCGCGGGGCTTTTTTCTTACGATTCTTCCCTGTCGATGTTCTCCAACAAAGCGGAGAAAGCTTCGTCCTCCGTCTTGCCGTGCGCCCCATTGTTCGCTGCCTTGTTTTTGCACCTCCCCGTACCGCACCAGAGGAAGATTGGCACGTCATTCGTGGCTGGACCGAGGCACAATGGTTCCCTGCAAATCGGGCATGTGTAACGTGAACGATTGACTTTCATAGATTTACGCTGCGATCCTCTCCACGTCGAGAATGGACTGAGCATCAAGGCAAGCACACCGCACGTTGCCTCCGCTCCCGACGCTTATCTCCATCGCCTGTCGTTCGCTGAATCCCCAGCGCTTCATCAGGAAGCCCGCTATCTGTTCGGTGCTCGGAGCATCAACTCGAAATTGCTGCAACCGTGTCTCGAACCTTTCACTCAATGACATGAGATGAAGGTTGGACGTGCAGAGAAACGCGCTGTGCTTCGGTGCTTCGTCAAAAACCGTGAGCAGCAAGTCGAGACTGGCTGAGGGCGCCGTGTCGATCTCGTTGAGGATTTTTATTACGAACTGCCCGCCGATTGGGATGTATCGCGCGGACTCCTGCCACCTGCGCACGGTGTCAATCGTCACGCTGCGTCCGTTGATGGACTCGATGGCGCTCGGATGCCAAGCCAGCCGACTGGCGAACATCTCCACGAGGCGCGTCTTGGCCACGCCGGGCGGGCCATAAAGCAACATCTTCACCGGCGACGGGTTCTTCTCGGCCAGCAACGCGTCAGCCTTCGCTTCGAGCATGAGTGCTATGGTGCGGGCTGGTCCGATAAACTCACTTGGCTCGGTCGGGGTATAGGCGGCAGGGTTCATAAGTTCATCATGCGGATGTGTTGCTGGACTCGCCGGATTTGAAACTTGGCATCGTCGTCTGGGATGTCCTCAAGCTGAATGCGAACAATCGTCATGATCTCGGTGAACCGCAGAATCGCACCGCACTTGAGGCAGACGGACAAATCCCCAGGCGAAGGGCGCACCGTTTCCTCTTCGGCGTTTTCGTCACAGACGGTCGCGGCATCCAGCTCACAACCGCAGTCCGGGCACTTCGTTGGCGGCAATGGTCTGCCGGCTGCGTCCAATCTTGCGTTCATGCAATTCCCGTCGGCGCATCTGACGTTGTCCAAGGGCTGGCGATGGGGCGACCCAAGACAGCGGCGAGCTTGAGTTTGTCGGTGTTGAATCGCTTTGCTGTGGCTGCGCTGCGGAATTGTTCCCACGTCTTTGGCCTGTCCCTGGGACCGACTTCCGGCAGGCCGGCGTCCTGTATGTCAATGTCGATGGTTTCGTGGATGGCAGCGAGGTCGGCCAGTGCGAACAGGTAAGTGTCCTGATGTTCGGTGAGACCGATATGGCCTACCGCGTGGTATAGACCGCGAGAGATGATGCAGAGTCGGCGTCCGGGCACTGTGGACGACAGGACCAATGGCGTGTCGAGCGGGTTGGCACAACGCGCTGCAAGCTTCGTGTCCCAGCCTTTGGTGAGCGAACGCCAATCGTCTGAAGACGGCCAGAGCCATGACCCGCGAGAGGCGGCGCACAGGGAGGCGACGAATTCGTGCATGGAACCGTAGCCGTCGCCAGTGTCGCCGATGATAACGCGGACGTTTGGCAGGCGCTCTTTGGCCCACCATGAGAGTGAAAGCGGATCATCGTCATGGACGCGGACGACGATCTCCACGTCGGATGGGTTGTCGGCAGTCCGCAAGAAGGATTCGATGGCGGCTTGGAGGGAGGCGACCCGGCCGCGTGTCGGGATCAAAACGGAGCAGAAAGGCGGCGGGTTCATGGTCAAGCGGTGTCGTATTTCGGGTTGTCTCCAAGCCTTGCCAGTTCTTTGCTGGTCGGGCAGTTGTCCGGGATTCCTGAGATGAGCAGGTCAATGATCTTCCGCACCAACTTGGCGGATGGAGTCTTTCTGAACTCCGGATGGCGCAAGGCCAGTTGCAGCCCGCCGATGACGACGAACAAGCTCGTCATGTCCAGGTGAACCGGAAGCTCCCAATCTGGCGGCAGGTTTTCACGCTGTTCTTCGGCAACGGTGGCGATGAGTTGTTGCTTGTTCATGATGGTATCGGCCTTCCAAGTGGATTGATCCTCGACGGGCCGGCGCTACGTCCTTTGGTAAGGACTTCAATCTCCTGCTCTAGCCGGCGAACGTGTTCATCCATGATGTTGAGCGCATGGGATTCCGGCATAACCCAACCATCCGCTGCCAGCGTGATGGTCAAGGCTTGCTTGAACTTGCTCGGTTCTGGTTTTTCTTTCTTTCGCATAGTGCCTCCAGTTGTTGTCGGTAAAAACATTGTGGCATGGCGCGGACTAACTCCGCAAATTGAGCGTCATTTATCCATTTCTGTTTCCATGCTGCAACCTCCGGCGATCCGATGACTTCTCCGGTTCTTTTTTCCATCGCGTGAATCAGATTGGTGGCTTCCATTAGATCGGTGGGTGTTCCACAATCCATCCACACGGCGGCGGCCGGGAGCTTGACCGCGCGCAGTTGGCCTCGGCGGTTGAATTCCGAAAGAACATCCGTGATCTCAAGTTCGCCCCGCTTCGATGGCTTGAGTCCGCGGGCGATCTCCACCACGGACGGCGCGCAGAGGTAAAGCCCGGTGATTGCATACCGACTCTTTGGCCTCCCTGGTTTCTCTTTGATGCCAGCGATCCGGTCGTGCCGGTCGAAGCTGATGACTCCATACCGTTCCGGGTTGGCAACGCGCGTAATGAACGCGGCTGCGCCGTGAAAAGAGCAAGGCTCCGCCGAGTAATCACCGATTGCTTCCCGAGCGCCAAGGAAAAGATTGTCTCCCAAGATGAGCGCCATCGGTTCTTTGGCGATGAAGGATGCCGCGATAAGGAAAGCATCGGCGATTCCTCGCGGTTCATCTTGTTCGCGATACTCTATCTTCATGCCCCACCGAGTCCCATTGCCTAGAAGCTGGCAGAATCTTCCGGACTCGTCTCCCGTGGTGATGACGCAGACCTCGCGGATGCCAGCCTCCATGAGAGTACAGAGTGGATGGAGAAGCATGGGCTTGCCTGCCACTGAGAGAAGTTGCTTCGACGTGGCAACCGTGGCGGGGAACAATCGCGAGCCTGTGCCGCCTGCTAGAATCACACCGCGCATCATATCAAATTGGTCTTGATGAAATCCTTCTTCGCTTGCCGCCAGGGAATGCCATCTTTGCGCGCCTTTCGTTTCGCGATGGATGCCTTGTAGCCATATTGCAAAGCGGCGTACCGATACACGTCGGACAGCGCGATGACGTAGGTAGTTCTTGTCCCCTTGAGCCTGAGTCCGATGAGCGCTTCATTCTGGGAACCTGCCGGAGCCAACGTCACGATGACAGCACGGTTCCCGTAACGTTTGTTGGTCTCGCGCTCGATGGGTTTCGTTAACTTCGTCATGTCTTCGCTCCTTCCTCGACGAACTCCGCGATTACCTGATGCCGCGATGCCGTCCGACCATGCGATAGACCGGTTCGATTGGTTTCTTCACAGGAACACTGCCGCGCACTCAATCGAATGTGGATCGTTGTTCTCCATGGGCCCCTTCGATGTGTCCTTGATCGCCGACGCCCGGCGCGCACGGCCAACGGACCAAGCCCGCAACGCGTCTATCTGCGGGGTCATCGTGCGGGACAGCGGCACCGTGTTTCGTATCGCTTCCAACAAGTCGTCATCATTCAGTGCCCTCTGTCCGTCCTCGAATGAGGCGAACAACGATTCATTGACCATCGCTTCAATCTCGGCGCCGGTGAATCCATCTGTTCTGCCGGCCAGCATTTCCAGGTTGAACTTGTCTGCGTCGCGCCCGCGCTTGTTGATGTGCAGCCGCCAGATAGCAGCGCGTTCCTCCGTGTCCGGCAAGTCCGCAAACCATAAATCATCGAAGCGCCCCTTACGCAGGAATTCCGGCGGCAGTTGAGAGATGTCGTTCGCGGTTGCGAAGACGAACACGGGAGAAGTTTTGTCTTGCAACCACGAGAGAAATGTTCCAAAAACACGCGCCGAAGTTCCACCATCAGTTGACCCGCTGGACTTGGAACCGCTGAACGATTTCTCAATTTCATCCACCATTAAAACACATGGAGCAATCGCCTCTGCTGTTTGAATCACCGCGCGGATATTCTTTTCCGAATCTCCAACCAGGCTGCCGAAGATTCTCCCAGCGTCCAGCTTCAGCAACGGCACCCCGAGAATCTTCGCGGATGCTTTCGCCGTCAGGCTTTTTCCGACACCCGGAATCCCCGTCACCAAAATCCCTTTGGGAACCGGCAACCCGTATGCCTTGGCCTCATTGGAAAACGCCAGCCGCCGTTTCGTGAGCCATGACTTGAGGACTTCGAGACCACCGATGTCTCCGATGTTGAAGTCGGTGTCCACGATTTCGAGCAGCCCGTTTTTCTTCACCGTACCACTCTTCTCCCTTGCCACAATCTCCGCCCTGATGTCGCCGCATTGGACTACCGACAAGGCAAACGCGTCTTCCGCTTCCGAAGTTGTGCAGCCTGAAGCCGCGTCCAGGATGGGATCGGTGTTGCCGTTGATGGGTATGCCGGCGGAGGCGGCGATGCCTTCGAGCACGACCCGGAGTTGCGCGCGGTCGGGTAACTTAAACTCGACGACAGCCATTTCCTTTTCCAACTCAGGCGGAATTTTCAGGAGACAACCGCAGATGACGAACACCCGGTTCGACATCTTCCCTGTGGCAAGCGCGTCTTTCACCATGCGGACGAGCTTCGGATTCGGGTCCGACAGGAACGCGTGAAAATCTCTGGCGATTAGCAGCGATCGTTCTGGCAACTTGTTGAACGCGTCGAGCATGGCCAGCGGGTCTTCGGTCTCGGCAATGGACGTGGGCGGATCATCGGTTACGTTGACGATGCCGGCTGTGTAGCTCCAAGTGTAGAGACCGAACCCCGCATCGTCGGGCTTCTTGATTGAGTCCAGGTGCCTGACGATGTTACTGAATTCTGACTCCACTCTGACCTCCTCGTAAGAAACCACATAAATGCCTGCTTTGCCCGACCTGATGTAGGCGGTGAGTTGCTGGTTAGAGGATGATCCGTCGCTTCCCGTACCCGGTGGGGCTTCCGGTTCCGCTTGGTTTCGTTTTCTGGGCATGGCTGGTGTCCTTTCTGGTTTGTGGTTTCGTTGGTGTGCTGGAAATCTTATCCGATCGCAGGGTTGCCATCGGCGCGTAACCGTGAACGCTCATCGCTTCTTCATCAGCCCGGCCCATGTCAACCGCCCGCGTGTGCCGGCAACTCCGAGTCCCGTCAGCCGCAACACGCCTGGTCCACCCTTTGCAATCGCACGAGGTCGAGCCGTCCGCATAAAGCAAAGTCTGATAAGTCGAGTCACTGCTGGATGAAGCGAACGTCCACGCTCTCCAAATTGTTTTCACTTGTCTCCTTTCCATCAGTTTCTTGAGCGGTATCGCCATACGCGCCTTTCAAAGAATCAGTTTGCGCTTTCCATTTACAGGGATTGTTCGCTTTGGTTTGCTGAACGACTTCGGGATTTCAATGGGTGCAACGTGCCGTTCATCGTTCGCGCCCGTGATTCCGTAGGGCGCGATTCCGTAAGGCTCGTTGATGTCCACGCGTTCGATTCTCCGGTAAGAACCGTTTGGGTATGCGATGAACGTCTCGGCGTTTCCTTCAAAACGCACTGGGCGTTTGTAATGCGCCGCCGCACTGAGTGCTTGCCGCAAGGTATGTTGGATAAGTTGTCCGGCCTCGCCTTCGGCAAGAATGACGCCATCGATGTCGCCGATGAATCTCACAAAGTCATTTTCTTGATCGCCTTCGCCTTCTTTAGTCGGTTGCGAATTCGTTTGAGCGCGCGAACGTCTTCGGGAGTTTCCAGCACTGGGTTCCGAATGATGAAGTCAAGACTGCGCAGAAGATTCTTGTCCAAGGCAAGGTCGCTCTTTCTTTTCATAGGTTCAGCACTGCGATTTCCCAGGCAATCGCTTCGGCCCGGATGTTGAAGGTTTGAGTCTGACCGGTGGCGAGGATGCGCACGATCCACGGCCCGGCCCAAGTTCTGGTCCAATCGGCAGCGCGCCCCCTGTCTCCGAAAACAGTTCGGAGACTTCGGAATGCTATCCACTTGCGCCGACTCTCCGGCTCTATTCGGCTTACCCGTGTTTTAACCGGGTCTAGTAGTGGCATCTCGAATGGAAGGTTTCCAATAAATGATACCCGCCCATCTGTCTCTATTGTGATTGTCATTGCGGGAAGTTTTGATATGCGAACGAACCATGAAACTGTCGAGCCAACTGATCGTATCTTCGAGCCGCATCTTCTCGTGTGGCGAAGCAGCCTCCACTAATGATGCGTGCGCCTACTTGAATCCTAACTATCCACGGTTTGGTGACACCTTTCTTTGCGAACGACACACCTTTGAATCCGCTCGTGTTTGTGCTGCGCTTCTTACTGTTGGCCTTGTTGAGTTGGCTTGTGCAGAAACGAAGATTCCGCCTGCGATTATCCAGCGGGTTCCTGTTTTTGTGATCTACTTCCAGACCAGGAAGCGGATGACCTATGATCTCATGGTGCATCAGCACTGCTTTCTTCTTACCTTCGAACATCACTTGCCGTTGGACGTTCTTTATGTTGCCGCGTTCGTCACGGCACGCTCTCCAAAAGAATTGGTTGAGTCTTTCGTAGTCGCGATTATCCACGATGGCGTATTCGCCGCGCGTTAACTCAATGAGCTTCACGCAAGTATCTTCTGGAATCTCTCAATCACGTTTCTCTCCGGGAGTGGATGCCACTCCAACTCCGCGAACGTCGGACGCCCTTTGTCCCGCGTGATGGGCGCAAGACCGAACCAGTACCCGTCCTGTTCCTCGACGTAAACCTGAACGACTTCCCTCCGGTTCTTCATCTTGCTTGCCGGCGTGCCGTCCCAAGAATCCAGACTCATGCCCGGCAGAGTCGCGTGCCAGGCTTCGGCGAGCATCGCAACCGCGCTCGCGTTCTTCTCGCGGGCCATGCCGCGAAGCATGATGATCGTCACTTCCTTCTCTTCATCGTTGTGCCAGGGACAACCGACAATGTCGAAGCCGCCGTCTGAGAAGATGAAGCACACGGGGAGAAGGTATCCGTGCTGCTCCAACATCCCTCTGGCCTTGCCGACGAGTTCGTCCAGCATGGATTTGAGTTGTGGGTTCATGTCGTTCCTTTCAGTTGCCTGTATTCCTCGAAGCTGAATCCCATCGCGAACAGAGGGCGCAAGTCTTCCTTCGGTAATTCCGGATTCGTGAAGATGCCGCGCTTGCGCAAGAGATCGGCCAGTTGCTCCCTCGGCGCGGCGTCGAACAAGGCGTTGAAATCATCAGGGTCGTAGATGTAGCTCACGTTCGCTGCTCCTGCTTCACGGTTTCGGTGGCGTAATACTCTGGCTTGAACTTTCGCTTGCCGCTCATCCCCAACGCTTCCTCGATGAACTTCGTTGCAGCCTCACACCCTTTGCCCTTGAATCCTTCGGCGCTGACTTCAACTTCGCCGTTCAGCCCGACCGTCACGACTATCGTTTCTTTGCTCATAGTTTATGCCCTCACCATTTGAAGTTGCAGCCGGCCATCGGCCAGCCGTTTCTCTGAGACCATCCACCCGCTGTTTCGCGCTTTGGATAAAACCACCTGACGAGTGTATTGTTGAGTGAGCTTCGCGAGACCTCGACCGAACTTGTCTTCCAAGAGATGCCCGTCATGGTGGGAACCTTGATAGCCATAATTGTCATGGCTCAAAGAGTATGACTTGTCCTTCGCGTTGTAGATGACACCGACCTGGTAGTTCACGCCCGGCAGTGTGATCCGGTATTCGCACGGATTCTTATCTCCTGTGTACGAGGTGAAGACCTTGCTCTGTTCAAGCTGTCCGCCAAGACTTTTGGCGGCAGCGCGCAACGCTTCGATATCCAAAATCTTCAGCGGTGCAACGGTTAAGTGACTCACTTGCGTTCCTTTCTGTTTGTGGTTTTTGTCTTCAAAGAAGATGCTTCCAGTGTGAACCGCGGACAATCAAACTAACCATCGCCTGAGTTATTCCGAAATGCACTCCGAGAACTCTTTGAAGCTCGCCCAGGGAATAGCGTCGCCTGATCTCAGTCACTTCATCATCCGTGAGTTTTGCGCTTCCGTGCATTTCGCCTCTAGCGCTTCTGCCTTTGTCCTTCATATCGCCACTATTATCAGCCGGTGTTCCTAAGAACAAATGAGCCGGGCAAACGCACGGCGGATTGTCGCAATCGTGGCAGACTAAAAAGCCGCTCGGAACTGGTCCGAAGAATTCTTCGTATGACAGAACATGAGCGCGCCTTGCTTCTCCGTTCAATTGGAAAATGCCGTAGCCTCTGTGTTGTCCCGCCGTCCACAGCCAGCAATCTGGCCCGATGTCCACCTTCTTCCAGAATCGTTTTGCGTCTTGCGTGCTAAGCATAGTTCGCTTGCGACTGAGAACCGTGCAGTGGGGAACGCACAAGCCAGGCCGAAGCCCATCGCAAGCGAA